TTTATCTAGAAAGTTTTTTAAAAGTATTATTCTAGATGTTATTACAACTAGAACAATCTAAAATTTTTACTTTTACACACTAGAAAGTTTTTAAAAAATATTATTCTAGATTCAATCACAACTAGAATACTCTAAAATTTTTACTTTTATCCATTAGAAAGTTTTTAAAAAGTATTATTCTAGATGTTATTACAACTAGAACAATCTAAAATTTTTACTTTGTTCATCTAGAAAGTTTTCAAAACATATTATTCTAGATTTATTACAACTAGAATAATCTAAAATTTTTACTTTTATGCACTAGAAAGTTTTTAAAAAGTATTATTCTGGATGTTATTACAACTAGAACAATCTAAAATTTTTACTTTTATGCACTGGAAAGTTTTTAAAAAGTATTATTCTGGATGTTATTACAACTAGAACAATCTAAAATTTTTACTTTTATGCACTGGAAAGTTTTTTAAAAGTATTATTCTAGATGTTATTACAACTAGAACAATCTAAAATTTTTACTTTTGTGTCTTAGAAAGTTTTTAAAACATATTATTCTAGATGTTATTACAACTAGAATACTCTAAAATTTTTACTTTTGTGTCTTAGAAAGTTTTTAAAACATATTATTCTAGATGTAATCACAACTAGAATACTCTAAAATTTTTACTTTTATATTCTAGAAAGTTCTTAAAAAATATTATTCTGGATGCTATTACAACTGGAACAATCTAAAATTTTTACTTTGTTCATCTAGAAAGTTTTCAAAACATATTATTCTAGATTTATTACAACTAGAATACTCTAAAATTTTTACTTTTATGCACTGGAAAGTTTTTTAAAAGTATTATTCTAGATGTTATTACAACTAGAATGCTTAAAAATAAACTCTAGCATTAAATATTTTACTTTCGCCAAAGGTTTAATGGTCACTTTCCAAGTTATTTTTTAGACTCCTGATACCCTTATAAGCCCCTAAGAGTCGCACATAAACTGTCAAAGGTTTTCGGAGATTTTTCGTAATCATTACGAATGTTATTCAAAAATTCTAAGTTTTTAAGATATTTTTAGTAAATTTGACGAAATATTCCGAAAGCTTTTGAAAGGTGTAAAAAACTCAATATAAAATTAAAATGTATTAAAATATATATATTAAATTGATTGAATAATGCCTGAAGGACCAGAAGTAACAGTTATTAAGGATGGTTTAAATACATATTTGAAGGGTAATATGATAATATCTGTATCAATACCAGATGGTAGTAAATTTCAAAAGAAATCTCCTGATGGTTTTAATGAATTTAAGAGTGCATTACCTTTAAAGGTAACTGAAGTAAAATCAAAAGGTAAATTCATTTATTTTTTATTTGAAAATAATTGGATTTTGATGTGTCGGTTATTAATGAGTGGTGGATGGTATTTAAATAAAGCACCAAAACACAACCACATTGAACTAGAATATCAATCTGGATCAAAATCATCATCAATTTGGTTTGTTGATTCACGTCACTTTGGAACATTAAAGTGGAGTAATAAACAAACTGATTTAGACGCTGAATTAAATAAATTAGGTCCAGATTTACTAAATGATACAGTTACAGAAGATCAATATTTAAAAAAAATGAAAGAAAATAGCAAGAAAAATATTGCACTAGTAATGATGGACCAATCCGTATTTTCAGGTATAGGGAATTATTTAAAATCCGAAATATTATATGAAGCAAAAGTATCACCTCATGCTATTATTAATAATATACCAGATGTAAAACTAAAAGAGTTATTTAAAATATCTATTGACAAAATCAATAGTAGTTATAAAAGTGGAGGAGCAAGTGTTCGTAATTATTCAGATATTAAAGGAAAAGACGGACAATATGCTTTTAATTTTCAGGTCTATCAAAAGAAAATAGACCCACTCGGCAACAAAATAAAATCGGAAAAAACTAAAGATGGTCGCACAACACATTGGGTCCCATCATTACAAAATGATTATTCACAATAACTCTAAATCACACTTGAAATAAATTATTAAAAATATATTGAAATCACCTGAAATATCTAATATTAAGGTGACTTTACTTCTTTATTTTAATTTTATATATTGAAAAAGTAAAATCAAATGATTTTTGTTCCTATTTAAGAACGAGTATTACTTTAAACAGGCATCATACAATCCCATATCTTATATATTATATTATCAAAATTAACTAAAAGTAATTACAATTTAGCGCGCATTTTTTATATGTAATTTAGTTTTAGTATTTTAATACTTATAAACATATTATCCAAACCCCATATTATTATATTATCCAAAGCCCATATTATTATATAACTACAAATCCATATTATTATATAACTCCAAATCCATATTATTATCTAAATTATATTATTATTTAATTCTACGTAGTGTCATTTATTATCCAAATCCATATTACGTGTGTCATTATCCAAATTATATTTTTTCCGGAACTATTTTATTCAACCCCCACATTATTTTTAATTTTAATTTATTAGAACATATATTTATTTTTTATACACATTTATATACATTTAATTTTTATTAAACTCATCAATAGTTTTAATCTAAAGGTGCCTTATTAGACTAAATTATTTATGAGGGTTGGACTTTCTTTAAATTTTTAATATATTTATTTTGAAGGAATATAACTAATTTTAAATTAAATTAGCAAGTCCATTTTTCCTTACTATATAAATAAGAAAAAAAAAATAATTTTGAACGCACTTAAAATAATTTAAAATATATTAAAGTTTTTTTTCATTTTTGAAGAAAGGTAAAGAGTCAATTGTGTTAAAATTTTTAATAGTATTAACTAAAAATGCACTAAAACTCTGATTAATTTTTCTAATTTTATTTTCAGTATCACTTAAAAATAATGGATTAATTGTGAAATGTTGTGTATTAGTAAATTGTAAAATTTTATTTGGATATTGTTCTAAAATATATTTTGACATAATAGGTATTAAACTAGAATTATTTTTAAAGGGACCTAGAGTAAATAATAATTCATTTTTTTCGGGTAAATATAAAATACCAGAAAAATATCCTTTTCTTTTAAGAATATCACACGTAAAATCAAGAAACCCCAATACCCATTCAATATTTGATCTCCTAGAAATATATTTAATTAAATAATCATTAAAATCCTTTAGTGATCCCGTTTTAAGATGTAAAATTAAACTATTAATCATTTCAACATCATCTTTATTATTACTACAATAATCCATTGTTTTGATAATATTCAATTTATCTATTATTTTATCAAGTGCGTTAGAACAATATTTCATATAAGACTCTTCATAAATAATATTAGAAGTATTTTTAGTCAATCTAGTATTAATACCAAACAATAATTCCGGTTTAATATTATGATATAATGAATCCTTGCTACTATAATATTGTTCCGCTTCATGTGGTGTTATACCCAAATAAAGATTATTGGAAATAGTATTATTGTATCTATATTTATCATTAAATAGATATCTATCTAGAACAGCGGTATACCAATTATCAAAAGATTGTAGGTTGAGAGCTGGATGTTCTATAAGTTTGTGCCAGTATTTTTTTGTGAATTCTGGTTTAATTTTGAGATTAGTTGAATGATCATAAAATCCGAATGATATTATAAAACCACAAAAGTATTTAATAAAATAATCCCAAGATTCAATATCTTCTAGGATAAAATCAAAGTCAAAACGAAATGTTAAAAATATTTGGATCAATAATTTTTTCATCATCAATCCAATATGCGATTTCTGATAAAATATTAAATCATATCCACAATTAAATGCATCAACAATACTAGCTACAAATCTTTTTTCAGAATTATTCAAACATAAATAAGAAGGTGCCAACAAAGGTAAAATTTTATTTTTATTTATTTCTAGTTGAACCGGATTATTAATAAAATTATCTAGATTAATCGGTATATAATTAATTGGATCCAAAATATTTCCAGTACAATTATCAAATATAATAAACTTTTCAAAATAAATTCCTTTAAATTTTACTTTGCGATATTTAGGTACATGTCCAGTATATCCAAAAGTTAAATATTTTTCAACACTTTTTTTTGCAATTTCTTCATTATCAGCCAATTTATTCATATTAGATTGATGTATTAATTCAAATACAATATCCATATCAAATCCGAATAAATAAGCCATCACATAACAAAAATCATTTAAAATCACTAATTTATCTATAATTTTATCATATTCATGATTCTGTATTACAGTACGCAAGTTTTGAACTTCAACACAATAATCCAAATGTATTTGATACAATAATTGAGTGTCTTTTGCAAAAACTATATCAAATCTAGTACGATTAAACTTATTGTCAATATAAGACAATAAATCTATTCCATATTTTATTATCAACTGATATATATTTTGATAATCTAGTTTAATATCTATATTATATCCGAATACATCTGATGTACCTAGAACAGCATAGAGTATATTAGAAATAGATAATAATATATCATCATACTTTTTATTTTTAATGCTTTCCGTTAAATCTTTTGAAGTATTTTCTATTAGATTCAAGCGTGATTTTACCAACATTGGGTTTGTGTGACACATATCACATAAAGGTTGTGAATTTCTAGGTATATCAAAAATGAGATTGAAATATTTGACTTTTTGAAAATTTGTTATGGATAATAAGAACATACTTATTTTTAATTAATTAATAATAATTTAACTATAATCAATTTTAATTTTTGTTTATTAAATGTAAAGTATGGATGGAAAATGGGTAAAGTTAAATAAAAATATTATCTCATCATCTTCTTCAAGTAATAAAAAGGTTTTATTAAAAGAATTATTAAAATATTATGGTGTCAATGAAAAAATTATTAACGAAGTTTCAGATTTATACCAGGAACATATAGAGAATCCGTTTAATTTTAAAGATATGAATGATATAAATTTAATAGTTGATGATGACGAAAGTAACAGAATGGTTTTAAAAATAATTTTTAAAAAAAATAAAAAAAACTTTGAAGAATCCGGTAATGGTCTAGATGCTCTCAAAAATATATTAGATTTAGCAAGGAAATCTAATTCATATTATAAAAAAATATGGTTAGATATTAGAATGCCTATAATAACTGGTGATTGTTTATTAGATATATTAAGATATTTTTTTAATTATTCAGGATGTATTTATGTTTTAACAGCTTTTTCTGATGAACTTTCAATTAAAAAGTATAATATGTTAGGTGCAAATGATGTAATTAATAAACCTTTAAGTATCAAAGGTATAATACAAAAAATAGAAAATTGAATTAGAAAAAATATGCAATTATGTGAAAAATATATATGGTAATAAAAAAAAGAAATATATATATATATGCATCTATAATGATATTATTAATAATATGTGAGATCACGATAACTATAGTGATTCGTAATTATATTCAAAACAATCAATCGAATAATATTAGAAATGTTGCAAAAAGTAATGCAGATACTATAATATCATTGACGAAAACATCATATGCGGATTTAGATTACATTCTAAAACGAAATTTGGGATTGTTTGAAATTAATGGTGTATATATGCCTTTAAGTGAATATAAAATTTATCTAGGTAGTAATATTTTACCAAATTCTTTAGCTGTCCAATATCAAAGATGGATTCCTAAAATTTTACATGAAGACCGAGAAACATATGAGCAATATGGAAAAGCTAATGTTTTTCCAAATTTTGAGATAACAACTTTTTCGGGAAACAGTTTAACTAACCTAACTTGGTCTAGAACACCTAATAGAACTGAATATTATTCATTAATGTTATCAGAACCTCCATTACCAAATAGTATTCCATCTGGGGGAGATTTTGTAACTAGTCGTACATCTGAGATTTTTATAGAAGCTTTAGAATTTAATGCACCTCATTTAACATCTAGAATTGGTTTATTTGCTTTTTTGAATCAACAAAATTATGGAGTTGAATATTATGCTCCTGTATATAACAAACGTAATATTTCACCCCCTTTAACTGGATCTTTAATAGGATTTGTGCAATTGTTATATATACCTTCAGTTATTATGAATAATATTTTGAATATTTCAGAGAATGATAAAAAATTAGATTTTATGATATTTGACATGAATGAAGAGAATAATATGAGTACCATTTATATTAATGAACATGAAAATAAATATTCATATGTTACGGGATATAATGATATATCAAGAATTAATGAAAAATATATAGAAATAAGAGATTTTCCGTTTATAAATCGTAAATATAGATTTGTATTTATATTTAATAAGTTTTTTGTGGATAGTTTTGATGATTTTTTTGCGGAAAGTGTTATAATATTTTTGACATTATTGTTTTTGCTGTTTGATGTGATAATAGTTGCGGTTGTGTGGACAATACATCGTAATAATATTTTTAGAAAACAAGAAAGTTTTAATATGATGGCAGCGCATACGAGTCATGAATTAAGAAATCCTCTGAATGTTATTAAAAATTTTGTTGAATTTGCGATAGAAGATTTAAATGAATTTAAAAAAACACATTCGCAAATGCAAAATATTGAATTAATTACTGAAACATTAGATAAATTGAAGACTGTTTCTAAAAAGACATTATCGATTGATATTATTCTAGCGGATTCTTTAATAGTACATCAATTAAAACAAAATAGTATTAAAATTATAACATCAGTTTTTAAATTAAGTGATCTAATAAAAGATTTAGAAGTTGCTGTAAATTCTAAACTTCTCGAAAAACAAACAGTTAAATTAATTACAATTATAGATAATTCTGAAGTTATTTTGAATACAGATTATCAACATTTACAGCAGATTTTGATTAATTTAATGATTAATGCTATTAAATTTTCAGATGATACTGATGTAACACTTAAAACATCAAATAAAAATAATTATATATTATTTGAGGTGATTGATAATGGATGTGGGATTCCTTTTGATAAACAAAAAGATATTTTCAAACCTTTTTATCAATTGAAAATGAAGCAGCATTTGGGTGGTATTGGTATGGGTCTTTATATTTCTAAATGGTTATCTGAAATATTAGGATATAAATTATGGTTTACTAGTCAAGAGAATCTAGATAAAACGTGGACAACTTCGTTTAATTTATCAGTTCCTTTAGTGTTGGTATTAAACGGGTCTAGTGTGACGAATCGAAAAAATTCTATAGAAAATGAAACAGTGGTTTGAATAAAAAAAATTGAAATACTCAAAGGTTATAATTTTTTATTTAATTCTTTTAATTAATAAATAATTAATAATGGTCAAACCAACTGATGCAAAAAATGAAGCTGACATCAAGATTGATAAAGCTAAAACTACTAGTAAAAGTAAAGTTGAATCAGAAGTTAAACCAAAAACTACTGACAAAAGTAACAAAAGTAATGTTGAATTAGAAGTTAAACCTGAACCTAAACCAAAATCTACTGATAAAAGTAATAAAAGTAAAGTTGAACCTGAATCTGAAACAAAATCTAAACCAGAATCTAAACCAAAAACTACTGATAAAAGTAATAAAAGTAATAAAAGTAATAAGAGTAAGGTTGAATCTGAAACAGAACCTAAACCAAAATCTACTAGTAAAAGTAATAAAAATAAGGTTGAATCTGAATCAGATGGTAAGAATAAGAAATTAGATATTCCAGAATGTACTACTGTATATAAAGGTAAACATGTAGTTATAGTAGAATCGCCGAACAAGATTAGTAAAATAAAATCTTTATTGGAGAAGATTCAGGATCATCCAAGTTTCAAGGATTGTAAATTTATTGTGACAGCTAGTTACGGTCATATTAGAGAAATAGATCACAAACATGTTGGCATCGATATTAATAATAATTTTAAACCGGCTTATTTGGTATCAGATTCAAAGACACATGTTGTATGGGATTTAAATGAAATGACTAGAGATGCTAGTATGGTATGGTTGGCGGCCGATGATGATCGTGAAGGTGAAGCTATAGCATGGCATTTGAAGGATGTTTTAAAATTAACAGATGCTAGATATCAGAGAGTCACATTTAATGAAATAACAGAAAAGGCATTAAGAACGGCATTTTTACATCCTAGAAAGATTGATATGGATCGTTTTAATTCTCAGCAAGCCCGCGCGGTAATTGATAAATTAATTGGATATTTGATTAGTCCTATATTAGATGCTCAATTTCAAGCACATGGACTTTCTGCTGGTCGTGTTCAAAGTGTTGCTGTTGATCTAGTAGTTCAACGGGAAAAAGAAATTCAAAAATTTGAAAGTAGTGGTTATTTTCAAGTTAATGGATCGTTTACACCTAAATCAACAGATAGTGAACTTAAAAAAATGGTTATTAATGCGGATTTGGATAAAACCTTTGTTAATCAAGATGAAGCTCAAAAGTTTTTAGATATAGCAAATGTAGCTGAATTTAAAATTTTAGATATCACAACAACAAATACTAAACGTCGCCCACCTCCTCCATTGATTACATCCAGTTTACAACAGGAAGCATCAACCAAATTAGGGATTGCACCAGCCGATACTATGAGAATTGCTCAAAAGTTATATGAAACTGGTTTTATTACGTATATGAGAACAGATTCGGTTATTTTGTCGGATGATGCAAAAAAGCAAATAAAGGGACATATTAAGGGTAGTTTTGGGGATAATTATCATACTGATACGAGTTATGCGAATAAGGGTGATAGTCAGGAGGCGCATGAGGCTTGTCGTCCGTGTGATTTTAGTAAGAAAAATGTATTATCCAATGGTGGTTTGACGGCTAGAGAAAATAAAGTGTATGAATTGATTTGGAAGAGAGCAATGGGTAGTCAAATGGCTCCAGCGGAATGTGAAATTAAAACGATAAAGATTGGTATGAATAATTCGGATCGTATATTTATAACAAAAGCTGAAAAAATTACATTCAAAGGATTTTTAGCGTTATATGAAAAATCTAAACCAAAATCTAAAAGCTCTGATGCAGCTGAAGATACAGAAGATGTTGATGAAACTGGTGGATGTAATTCTGATGAGGAATCTATAGTAGATCAAAGTGAATTATATGATTCTTTAAAAAAATTGGAGATAGGTCAAGTTCTTTTATATAAATTATTGGAAGCGACTGAAAAATATAGTAAACCGCCAAAAGGACGTTTTACGGAAGCCAGTTTAATTAAAGAATTAGAGAGATTGAAGATAGGACGTCCGAGTACATATGCTTCTATTATTACAAAAATTCAAGATAAAAAGAGAGGTTATGTGAGTAAATTGGATAAAAAGGGAGAAAAGAAAGATGTTCATATTCTTCAATATAAAGGAGGAAAATTCAATATGAAAACTACTAGTATTACAACTGGAGCTGCTAAACAAAAATTATTTCCGGGTCAAACTGGGAAGTCTATTGTAGAATTTATGAAAGAGAATTTTGATAAAATAATGGATTATGATTTTACGGCTAATGTAGAAACTGAATTAGATGAAATTGCTCAAGGCAAACATATATGGTATAAAGTAGTACAAAATATTTATGATGAATTCAATCCACAAATAGATAAAATAATACAAAAACACAAAGGAGGTGAAAAAGGGAAAATTAAAAAGTTTTTAGGAGTTGATCCAAAAACTAACGGAGAAATATCTCTTATACATAACTATTGGGGTCCATCAATATGTTTAACTACAGGTCCTAATAAAGAGGATAAAAAGTATGTTAGTTTATCTCAATGTGAAGAATTGGATGTAACATTTGAGACTGCGCTGGAATTATTAAAGTATCCTATTAGTTATAAAAATAGTGATGATGTGGTTGAATATGAATTATGTAAAAGTTCTAAAAATTATTATATTAAAAGATTGTCTGATAAGAAATCTGTTGGAGTAAATGATGATGAAGTTGATACTATTACTAACATGTCATATGATAAATTAAAAACATATTTTGATGATTGTAACCAACAATCTAATGATGTAGTTAAAGAGTTTGATAATGATATCAAAATTCGTAAAAGTAAATTTGGTGATGATAAATATTATATATCTTATAAAGGAAAGGTAAATGTACGTATTCCTGCTAAAATAGATTATAATACTTTAACACGAGATCAATGTGCTGTGTTAATAAATAAAAAGAAAGAGCAAAATAAAACTACTGGCAAAACTAAATTACCCAAACCAACACCAAAAGAAGAAGTGAAACCTAAATCTACAGAATCTACAGAACCTAAACCCAAAACATCTAAACCTAAAGCTGAAACATCTAAACCTATAGAATCAACAGAACCTAAACCCAAAACATCTAAACCTAAAGCTGAAACATCTAAACCTAAAGCTGAAACATCTAAACCTAAAGCTAAAAAGACAACATAGAGTGTTGTTTTAGTTTAGTTAACCAAAAACATTTTCCTTGGCATAAACTAGGTTTAATACAAGATTTTCATCTTTGTGTTCGGCATAGATGGTTCCAATGGTGGAACTGGGTGGTGGTAAAGTGACTTCTTTGCCAGATTTGACAAAAATATAAATACCTTCGGTAGGATTAAGTTTATTTTTTTTCCTAATGAGTCCCATAAAATCAGCAACTGTACAATCTTCTGTTACTAGAAATCTAGAAAAAGCATCAGATTTTTCTGGTCTAACAATAACTGGGACACGATTTGGATGTAAAGCTAAGATTTTTTGGATCTTGCTTCGTGTAATATCTTCCTGTGAGGTCATCTATATTTTTCTAATGAGATTTTAATTTCAAGTTTTATTTTTGAAGTATATTTAGTATTAATTTATAATAAATATATGCTTAATAACTACTATATAAAAATTAAAAAAAATTAAAATTAAGAAAATGAGACAACATAAGTTTTATTTTTTTTAACAGTTTCATCTTCTTTAATTTGATAATATGTGATTTTAACACCATCAACATATGATTCCCAATAGTTTAAGAAATATCCTTCACTTTTAATAAATTGTCTCAGGATAGTTAAAATACTTTTAATTGTTAATTTTTTATTTAAATAATTTTTGGCTTTACACGGTATATAATATTTTTCTAATTTAGATTTTAATTTTTGAATTTTGTCAATAGTTTTTCTCTTTTCCAAATCACTTTTGTTAAATGGTTGATCAATTTGGTTAATATTTTGATATCCAAATGCATTAATAAGATCTAATATGATTTCACGGTCAGGTTCTTTTTTAAACAATTGATTAATCATATATACCTCTTTATCAAAAAAAAAGATTTTAATTTAATTTTCCAAACTAAAATATTAAACTTAATTCTGGAGTTCTGAGCTACTGATATGGAAATAGTTGTCCAATGTATTATTTTTATCATAAATTGGTTTTGATCTTTTCAGTCGTAATTCATTACTAGCTTTCATCATTAATTCTTTATTAAGTTGATTGTGTGAACCACGATCATTAAATAATGATGTTTGTTGAATTTCTTCAACAGAAGGTATAATTGATACCATAGGGGGCATTTTAACAAAATAATCATGATGTGGGTTACGTGTAATTTCACGAAATTCTTCAATAGTTAATATACCACCTAATTTCTTTAATAAAAGAGTACTTGGTGCTGTTTTAACTGTTGCTGTTGTATTATAAACTTTTTGGTAAAGCATATTGAGAAGTGCATAATAATCCCACATTTCATCATCATTGTATTGATCAAATATAAAAGCAGCAACACAACCAGCACTACAGAAATTGCCAAATACTTCATATTTATCATTATCTTTTAATTTAGTGGGAACAGCCCATGGAACAGTTTCAAATGGAAAACGACACCACATACAATCATAGTTAGATTTAGTAGGCCATGTCCCTTTTCGGTTATGTTCTAGAAATTGACATAAAAGTTTAGAAGTTTCTAGATCGCCAGCAGAATTTTCTAATTCTTTTTCACGATTAATTCTAAAATCTTCTATATCTTTTTCAGTCATTTTTTGCTCATCCTTCATAATATTATTCATACCCATCGAAATATTACCCTGGAAATAACTGAAAGTATCTGTATTAGGGACAAATCCATGTGGAATATTTAATTCAGAATCACCTTCCAAAAAATTAGTATTTGGATCTTTAATTTTTTGTATATCTTTTGCCGTAATATTAAGTTTTAAAATAGGAATTTCTTGATAATCTTTAGATTCATCTATTGATGTCTTGAAAAATGGATCATCCTCATCTTCATCATCTTGAATCAAACCATAAGATTCTTTTGGATTTTTTCCTTTTCGTTTTAATGAAGATTGAGACGCTACTTGTTCTTCTTCCGTTTTTACTTTAGGTTTACGACCTCTATTAGATTTTTTAGGTAAATCTAAATTAATTTGTGACCCATTCTGTTCACTTGATTCATTCGATTCATTCGGTTCATTCGATTCATTCGATTCATTCACCTCATTAGATTCTTCTATTCCAGGTTTCTGTTTTGGTTTACGCCCCCTAGTAGATTTCGGTTTAGGTTCAAGTTTAACATCTATTTCAGATTCTATTTTAGGAAGTTCCTTAATTTCAACATTCGATTCTATAACATCTAATTTTAAATTTTTAGATTTATTAGGAGTTCTTCCAGTATTAGATGTATCTTTAGGATCTTTAATATCTTGTTGAGATGATAAGATTTCTTTTTTTGCAATAGTATTTTTACTAGAGCCTGAAGACTTTTTTACTGAATGTGTATCCGTTTCTTCGACATTGTTAATGTTATTATTATTATTAATGTTTGTAGGGGTATTTGGAATATCCTCTTTAACATTTTTTTTATTATTCTTTTTAACCATTCTAGCAAAAATCAAATAATTAAGATTAATTAAGACTACTTAAATCAAATAGAAATAAACCCAATTCAATTTCCTTTATATTTTATACTACCCCAACTTAATATAAAACACTAAATAAAAAATAAAAAAATAAATACAAATTCAATGAATTAACATTTTTAAGTAATTAAACTAACTAAACAACTAATTTAAGTTGTAGTTTTCTTTTTGCGAGTGACAGTCGTCTGTTTTGGAGGCGGTGGAGGAGTCTCAGGTCTTTGAGTAACAGCTTCATCATCATCCTCAGCATCTCCAGCCTGAACATCACCATTGTCTTCATCACCACTAGAATTGACTTCGACACTGGTTTGGGGTTGCTCAGAACTGTCTTTGTCATCATCAGTAATATCAATAAAACCAAATTCGCTTAGGGCACCTTCAGATTCATCAGCTCGTAGACGCATTAAAGTCCAGGTTGGACCGCATCTACCATCTTGAATATAAAAGTTAGTCAAACGAATAATACCTTCGCCTTGAGAACCTTTTAGTTGCAGCTTGTTCATCGGCTTGACTTTTTCATCATACTTTTCACGATTCATGTTGAAACAGTTGCATCTAAATTCACCATTTTCACAGGTGACCTTGGGACTGATACAGGGAGGATATTTTTCATCTGGATTTTGTTTGTTTTCTCTTTCACGTACACCTCCTTTGTAAAACTTCTTGTAGACACGTGATGCATCCTTCTCGTTCTCATAAACATCTTTGTCTCCGAACCATTCTTTACGGTTTTCAACGACTTTCTTCAAAAATAAAGCATCTAAAGCAACCATGTTGTCATGGAAGGCCTTAACTTTTTTATCTGTCGCACTATCGCGAAAATCCATTTGTAAACTCCATTTGTTACGACCACTGAGTTGTTGAGAATCTTGTTGTTGATCATCATCATCATCATTATCATTATCATTCTTTTTTTGCCCACCTTTCTTATTATTTTTTTCAGAGAAAGGAGGACTCAAATTCCACGGGATGTGTAACATCGGAGTTTGGATTGTAAGAGGTCCACCATTATAGGAAACTCGAACTGATTTGGAGCCATTGTCGTTTTGTTTAATACTGCTGAAGGTGATCTTAGAAAGATCGATTTTAGTGCCATCTAATACGGAAGTGTTATTGCTCATTCAATAAATTTAATTTAGATCTAGTAGATAATTTAATAATTAATGTAAGCCTCTTAAACTCTTTTTTTACACGATTCAATTTTTTTTACTACCATGTAACACAAACTCAAACACAAAAAAAAAGATATAATGACCAAAAATTTTAAAAATTTTATTAAACGCTCATTATTTAACACACTTTATTTTATTTAATTTTTATTTATAAATTTTTAATCATAAATCATTTCCAAAGGTATTTTCACCAGAATATAGAATATAGAGAAAGCCATCCCATTCTTTATCATCTTTGTTATCTTCTACATGTTCCTTATACAAAGAATCTAGAGTTACTGACGTTGGTGGAATTACTTCTCTACCATCTTTGCCAATCACAAAAATCCACATGGCTTCTTCTTGAGTTAATTGAACTCTTTTTCTAATAACACCTTGAAGATGAGATACACTTAAATCACCTGGAATTAAAAACTTTGTTTTGTCAATTGGTTTAACAGACCCCATAGGAGTCACAATAACTGGGACGCGATCTGGATATTTTTGACGAATCTTCGCGGATTCTTTTACCCGCTCTTCGATAGTAAATTTAGTTTTGAAAGGAATTTTTACGCTCATTTATTATGAATAAGAAAAAAATTAAATGCAATAAACGAATTCAATTTTTTTTAATTACATCCAACACACTCACAACATTTTTGCACTTTCTACCGTCCCAATAGCCGTCTCTACATCTTCCTCCTTTGCAACTTCCTCCTCCTCTACAACTTCATCATGTTGAACTTCCTCCTCTACATCTTCATCCTCTACAACTTCACACCAACAGGGACATTGAGCATATCCATCCCATATACGATGACATCCTTGACAATGTACCATATCATTTTCATCATAACCAGCGTTTAATTCTTTTATACAAAAATTGCATTGGAAGCTTTGAATATTTTCAGACATTTAAATATTTTATATTGAATTTTATTTTGATTCAATTTTATAGATAAGTCATTATGTCTAAAAAAATTGAATATAAAATGTGAAAATAATTTCTAAAGTAATAATTAAATATAAATATGCATATAGTTATTAGTCTAAACAAAGAAAAAAATCAAATTAAAACTCTATTTTTATCGCAAACATTTATTGAAGCAACAACTTTTATAGAAGATCTCAAATCAATTTCAGTCAATAATGAAATTGTTAATATTACATCAATCCGTAAATTTCCTCCAAAAGAAGATGATCATGATGGTTATTATTTAGTTCATAATAATTTTAGTGGTGATCAATATGATTTATTTAGTAAAAAAACAATAATAAACAAAGGGTATTTTTATAATAGTGCCGAACTAGAAATAAAGGAAATTATGACTATTTTCATAACCTTTTGCAATTTCACACAAAATACAGAATCACCCACATTAAATAACAACAATAGTTTATTAACTATAACACCCTCTAAAACTAATAAATCTTCTATTGTAAAAACTGGAGATTTAATTGACAGATACCAATACAATAAAATATTAATGGAAATGATTGAAAGATCAAAATTAATAGACAAAAAAATTAATTAACAATTTTATTAACAACTTTATTATCTCCCTTAACTCTCTTTTTAGTTTTTTTTTGACATTTTTGATAAATTTGTTTCATTGAGTAATATTTATCTTTACTACCATCAGATACATTTTTTTGATAAACCACTGTCTTAGTTTGATTTGTACACACTTTACCATTTTGTTTAACAGTTTTCTTAATATTTTTCTTAACATTAGAATTTTCCTTAACATTTGGATTTGGTTCCACCAATCTTAAAGGTTCTATCATCCCAAATTCGTTATCTTTTTTATTAGGTTTATATGGCATAACATATAATTCTTTCTGTTCTTTTTCAACCTTTCCAGGTTTATTAGGTGTATATTTAACTACATCTAATTCTTTTTTTGGTTCCAAATTTAGTGTTGTCACATCCGGATAACTAGATTGGTATTGTTTATCATTATTTTGATGAATGTTTTGTTCCATTCTGTCAAAATCATTCATAATAGATTTTTGTTCCTTAATAAGATAATCCAAAGCTTTATTATCAGCTACCAGATCACTATCAACAACTGGTTTATTAATAACGATTGGTGCATCTGTTATAGGTTTATCAACAACAATTGGTTTATTAATAACAACTGGTACATCTGTGAAAGGTTTTTTGGTAACTATAGGTTTATCAACAACTGGTGCATCTGTGAAAGGTTTTTTGATAACATCACTCAATCTATTTGATTCTTGAACTGGTTGTTCAGGTTTGCCTGAATATTCTTTTTTTAAACTTAATATTTTTTCTGGTTTTACAGTTTGATAAGCACCTTGATTTCTATTAAATTGTTTATTTTTGTGTTGAAATTTCTTGGAAGGTCCCATTTTAAATTAAAGGAAGAAAAAAACGATTAATTTGCGAAGTTTTTTTCTTTAAGAGATGTAAAAAGTCAAATAATTTTTACAAATGTCATCGTCACCAACAAATGAACATGATCAATTTAACACTTCCCAATTAAACCAAGTAAAATCAACATCAAATCACAACCTTTTTGATTTACCTACATACAAAGAACCACCAAATGATCCTTTAATACCTACACAATCAGGTGGTAATAATAATCCTTCAAATAATGGTATTCCTAATATCAAAGAACCTTACGGAAATAATTATAATGTGAACTCTTTAATAAATAATAATGGTCTTCCTAATATCAAAGAACCTCTTGGAGATAATAAAGATAAATCTGGAAATAATGAACCTTTTGAAGATAATAAAAATGAACCTGGAAATAATGCAGGAGAAAATAATGATCCTGGAAATAATGCAGGAGAAAATAATGATCCTGAAAATAAGGAATCTTTTGGAGATAATAATAATGCTGAAGAGAAAAATGAAGATAAAATACCACAATTTGGTGGATCATCTGATTTTAATCCAGAAGGAATGGATTTGAATGATTCGGATGAGGTTCAGATTGAGGAAAGTGGTAATCCAAGTAATCCAGGAGAAGATTCAGATCCAACAGATCATCCAGAATATGATTTAATAAAAGAAGAAAAACAGGAAGCTCCTGAATGGATCCATCCTGATTTGAGTATTGAGGATGATTATGATATGGTATCTAGGATGAATCAAGAGGAAATAGAATCTCGTGTTAATACATATTTGGAGAACTATCATTCAGATGAGTATGCTAAATATCAAAAATATTTTCAATCATGTTATTCTGCATCAACGCAAAAATATAGTATTCGTAAAGACAATAAAGGAAATATTTACTTATGTTCTAGAGCTCCTCAAAAGGAAAATAAGGGGAAAAAGGTAAAAGAAAACGTTAATCAAGTTTTTACGGATACTGAATTCACTAAAAATTATCTTATTAAATTGACACCTCCTCAATATTGCAAAGTTAGTCAAAGTTTGAAAGATATTACAAACGAATTAAATATTGTTTCAGGTGATATTAAGTTATTACAACAAGAATTAATAGAACAAGGCGCCGAAATTCATGACGAAGATATTAAACATTTTAAAAAATTAAGAAGAAAATTCTATAAACTAATCAACAAAAAATATGTTTACACTAAATATTACCAAGAGATTAATGGTTTAAATGTAACAGAAGCTCAAACACCAGTGTATGCCAAAGAAATTATTACAGACATTGATGAAAATGATAATAAGATATATAAATTTAAAACTCATATGGTAAATGCTTCCGAAACTTTAATACAAAATATGTCATTGCAAATTAAGGAAGATTTAAAAAATTATACGAATATTATGCATCACAATCGTGATAATCAAAAAGAATATCAAGAATTAATCAAATTCTTTTTAAATGAAAAAAAGAATAACCAAGAAAAAATTCAAAAAGAATTATCAACACTAGTGTCACTACAAAAAGAAAGAATAGATTATCTAATCGAAAAATTACCAATTATAGACATCCGAAAAGACCCATTTAATTAATAATATCCTAAAATACTATTTCATTTTCTATTTTATTTTCTATTAATTTAATTATAAATGATTAAATCCCATAAATTTGTTATAACACTATTAATAAGTATAACACTACTAGTATCTATTGTTGCACTTATTTTAATTAATATTAAAAATTTTGAATCATGTGATAATGTCTACACATTTTATAATGATCAATATCAAGCAAATTATGTTTGCAAAGAAGTTTCTTTTATCGAATATACCTCTGAAATCCATAATAATCCATATTCCACAGTACCAAGTTCTACTCCAAAAATTGGTGCATCTATGATTATTATAGTCGTGTTTATATTTATGTTGATGGCAACTGACATAATATCATATAAATTTTCAGAATTAAAATACACTATGATTGATATAGCATATATTATATTTTCTATTGGTGTATTAATAGGTTCAACTATGACACTTATTAATATTGATGCCATTAGTACTGCTTATCGATCACCTAATATTTCATGGTATAAATATGCCGCCAAAAGAACATTTAGTTATTTAGCTTGTTCTATGGGATTATTAACATCGTTTGCGTGTTTGGTTGATGGTTGTGTTCAATTAATGTATACCTTACGGTGAACCTAATATTTTACCTAAACGATTAACTAGATCTTGTTTATTACCTCTGCATCTAATATTATGTTCAGTTGCAATATTGCGAAGTTCAGCAACACTTAATGCATTTAATTGACTTCTAGTAAAAGACTTTTTTTTTTCTCCTTCCACTCCAGATTTACTCAATTCTTCTGAATGTTCAGATTCATCTTGTCCTCCAAGTTCATCAACCAATTCATCTTCCAAATCCACATTATCTTCTAAATGTGCATCTTGTACATCTTGTACATCTTGTACATCTTGTACATCTTGTACATCAATATGGTCCTCTAATTTATCCACAAATTCATCTGAAGGTTTATCTTGTACTTCAGGTTCCTCTTGTACTTCTATTTCAGACTCCTCTTGCACTTCAGGTTCCTCTTGCACTTCAGGTTCCTCTTGCACTTCTGGTTGTACTTCTGGTTGTACTTCTGGTTGTACTTCTGGTTGTACTTCTGGTTGTACTTCTGGTTCCTCTTGTGTTTCAGGTTCATCATCTTGTGTTTCAGGTTCATCTAATTTGTCTTCTAGGTGTTCAACATCAACGTCTTCATGTTGTTGTTCTTCTGCGTGTATGTCAATTTCTTCTAACACGTCATCGTGATCAAGTTGGACTTCTTCAAGTTGAGGATCTTCTTCTGTCGTGCTGACTTCATCGAGATCATCTTCATCTTCTTTGTTTTCAAGATCATCTAAACAAATTGTTGATAAGGTATTAAGTTGATTTTGTAGTTCATCTGTCATTTGAAAAGGAAATGGATCTTCATTTGAATTTTCCTCTGAATTATTATCAGATTCATGTTGTGATTCATGAACGACTACAGGGTTATTTTGTAAATATGCATTATATTGATTTTGTAATCCATTATTTGATACAGAATTATTAGAATGTGTTTCATTGACTGGTGGTGGATAATTTAATTGTGATGGATGATGCTGAGGTGGCGGCATTAACATATTACTATTTGCAAGTGATTGCATAGCTTGTAGTGTACCTTGTAATGATGATCCAATTTCTTCAACAGATGATTCTAATTTACTAATGCGACTGGATTGGCGGAAATACTCCCAGACTATATATACACATATTAAGCTGAGAACTGCTAAACCTATAAATACATAGTTATTAAACATTTGAATAAAAGTGATATAAAAGAAAAAAACTTTGAACGCTTTTTTTCTTTAATTTTCAATGTAATTATGCAAAAAGATCTAAAAATTTACGATAAATTCAATTGTTTTAAAACTTCATCCAAAACATATTTGGGGACAATTTCTTCTAGATTACTGTTTAAATCTAAATAACATTTATGTATAGTTGCTTCTGATACATCATCACAAATCTTGGAAATCTGTTTCTTTTTCATACCGAGGTTGAAGAGGTTATTTACGAGATATATTACACCAGCCACAATAGATACTGCGACATATTTGGGTACTAAATTTTTTTCTTTAATATTATCACAAATTTGATGACAAATTTTTTTAAAGTCAGGACCAAGATTCAGACGCGAACAAAAACGATTAACATAATCTGATGGATTAGATATTTTAACATCATCATGAGAACTTAGATGATTCTTTTTTTGCACAACATCCCAATATTTTTTAAATTCTTTATGGCCATTCACAAAAACAGACCGGTCTATGTGAAATATTTCAGCCATTTCTGCCGAACTTCTAGGACAATCATTCATACGAGAAGCTTCTAAAACACATGAAGCTAATACAGCCTCTCTAGTAGGATGTCTAAACTCATGTAAACCAATTGAAGTTCTATAATCAGTTATCTGTTTATATATACTTTCAGCTTCTTTAATAACACATCCAGGTATATCAGCTTGTGACGCATAATTATTCATCAAACTAATATATTCATGGAAGTTTCTTTCTTTATAATTCATAATATTGCAATTATGATACCAAGCCACTTTGAACATTTCATACGAACTTGCACCACATAAAGAAATATTAGATCCCAAACTAGCTTCAGGATAATATTCATTACTTGGCATACCACATCTTGTAGGATTAACACTTTTATTATCATCTGCTCCATAATAACGCCATTCAGGTGTATCATCTATCACACTGTCATTTACTAAATTGCAATTTGAGCATACATATTGTCCATCCAAAGGGATGAGACCAGCTTGATGACAGTTAAAACATAACAACTCTTTTTGTGGCATACCCTCAATATCATATTCAGGTTCATCCACAATCTTATTGTCCACGTTAGACCCAAAATTTATTTGGACCCTCTCAGATTCAACCGACTTATGAACCTGATTAAAAATATCCCATACATTAGAGATATCCATTAAATTAGAATTTAAAACTTCTGTCATCTGAAATAACATAAGAAAAATAATCTTATATTTCAATTTTTTTTATTTTAATCTCACTACAAGAATAAAAGTAATAACACATATATTTTTTATGACTTATCGCAAAAACACTCCAAAAAAAACACTAAAAAAAACACTAAAAAATACATTAAAGTCAGTGAATCGTAAAAATATTTCTGAACGCAAAACAAAAAAAAATAAAAAAAATCAAAAAGCTGGTGATTATTCTCAGTACGAGGATACTAAAATGTTAGATTTTATGAAAATTGGTATTGGATTTGATAGAAGTCAAATTGCACCAATGCCACAACCTCCAGAATGTACTATTTTATAATATTTAATAATTCAACAATATTTTACACCATTGGAAGAAAAGATTTTGTGAAACAATACAACTGACTGATGATATTACTCTATCAAACGGTCTCATAAATTTGAAACTAGAATTTTTTGTGACTGCTAATTCTAATATTTTGGGAGTTGATATTTTATAATTAGCCAATTGAATACTTACATCATTCTCAAAATATTTATTAGTTATTTTATTCAAAATACCAGTCAATAAAATATACGCAATATTAACATATTTTTTCGATAAAAATATAAATACATTTTCAATATCATTCAACGTAAAATTACCATATGATGACGATGTTTTTACAAAATTCTCAAAGCTACTAAAATCAATTCCTTCAAAAGCTTGACTATCCGGATTTTCATTATGATATTTAGAATATAATTCATAGGCTATTTGTTTAAATTCATCTGATACTTCAGATGTTTTTTTTAAAATGTTATAATAGTTATTTGCTGAATTGATCACATTTTTTTCTTCAAAATAGACCTGTTTTACATTGTAATTTATATTAATTTTAAATTCTTCAAACTTTTTTTCAATAAAATAATCAAGTTCATCTAAAGTTAATAACTTTATGTTTTTATTTATAGGGTCAATTTCGACAGCTATTTTATAACTATCGCAAATATTTTCAAGTTCCATCATATTAATTTAATTTTACAAATAACACACCTCATAATCAATTTTTTAAAATAATGCATACCTAAGATTTTTCAAAAATAACCTAATAAATAAGCTAATAATTATTACAATATTATTACAAAATTATGAATAATCTGGGATCGTAAATTATTTACTCAAAAAAATATATATTAATATATATGTCCAGCAATAATTTATTGACTGTTATTATAACAGCTTCTTTTATCCCAACACATCCATCTATTAAAATTATACAAGACACTATAGAATCTTTACAATTAATTAATATTCCACCAGATACTAAAGTATTTTTGGCACATGACTATAGTGAAAATATTAATTATATTAAATACTTTGAAAACTTACATGAATACATTAAATCCTTTCCCAATATAGAAATTATAACTAGACAGGATCATGGACATTTGACTGGTAATATAAGAAATGCTTTACAACATGTTACTTCAAAATATATATTAGTAATTCAACATGATCTACCTTTTATAAGAGAGTTTGATATTCAAAAAATAATATACGATATTGAAGAAAATAATAATATTAAACATGTTAGATTTAATAAAAGAGATAACATTAAAGCTGGATTTGATAGCATAAATAATTTATTTGGTCTACAAGAAAAAAGAACAAATTATACATATACACGAACTCCAGGGTGGTCGGATCAAAATCATTTATGTTTGAAATCCTATTATACTGATATTATTATGAAAGAATGTCGTAATGGCAATTTTATGGAAAATAAACTTCAAGGGAAAATTAAAGATGAAAATACTCATAAAAAATATGGCACATACCTATTTGGAGAATTAAATCACCCTCAAGTTATAAAACATACTGATGGACGAAGATCTAATTGTGACAACATCTAGAATAACACTTTTGAAACATTCTAGTTGTGTTTACATCCACATTCAAAAGCTTTCGGAATATATCGTGATTTTTACGAAATAATTCTTGAAACATTAGGATTTCCAAATAATATTCGTAATGATTACGAAAACATCCGAAATCCTTTGACAGTTTATGTCCGGTTCTAAGAGGGTATTGAGTCTTTGGGGTATCACGAGTCAAAAAAAACACTATGAAATTACACTGTAAAAGCTTTGAATTTGATATTATTTTATATTTTAGGACAAAAAAGTAAAAATTTTAGATTGTTCTAGTTGTGTTTACATCCACATTCAAAGGCTTTCGGAAGCTTTCGTGAATTTTACAAAATAATACTTAGAATACTAGAATAATTAGATTACCATTCGTAATGACTACGAAAGCTTCCGAAAGTTTTTGAAATTTTATGTGCGATCCTGTGTGATGGGTATCACAAGTCGATAAAAGAACTCTAATTTGTACTATGAAAGGTCTTAGGTAAATAGAGATTCCTTTACACGATTCACGATTATATTTTTATAGTAAAAAATTTAGAATGTTCTAGTTGTATCGACATCTAGAATAATATTTTTTAAAAACTTTCTAGTGTATAAAAGTAAAAATTTTAGATTGTTCCAGTTGTAATGAATCTAGAATAATATTTTTTAAAAACTTTCTAGTACATAAAAGTAAAAAAATTAGAATGTTCTAGTTGTAATGAATCTAGAATAATACTTTTTTAAAACTTTCTAGATAAACAAAGTAAAAATTTTAGATTGTTCTAGTTGTAATTGAATCTAGAATAATACTTTTCAAAAACTTTCTAGTGTACAAAAATAAAAATTAGAATGTTCTAGTTGTAATTGAATCTAGAATAATATTTTTTAAAAACTTTCTAGTGTATAAAAGTAAAAATTTTAAAGTGTTCTAGTTGTAATTGAATCTAGAATAATATTTTTTAAAAACTTTCTAGTGTATAAAAGTAAAAATTTTAAAGTGTTCTAGTTGTAATGAATCTAGAATAATACTTTTTTAAAACTTTCTAGATAAACAAAGTAAAAATTTTAGATTGTTCTAGTTGTAATCAATCTAGAATAATATTTTTTAAAAACTTTCTAGGACACAAAAGTAAAAAATTTAGATTGTTCTAGTTGTAATGAATCTAGAATAATATTTTTTAAAAACTTTCTAGGACACAAAAGTAAAAAATTTAGAGTGTTCTAGTTGTAATTGAATCTAGAATAATATTTTTTAAAAACTTTCTAGTACATAAAAGTAAAAAAATTAGATTGTTCTAGTTGTAAATGAATCTAGAATAATATATTTTAAAAACTTTCTAGTGTATAAAAGTAAAAATTTTAGATTGTTCTAGTTGTAATCAATCTAGAATAATACTTTTTTAAAACTTTCTAGATAAACAAAGTAAAAATTTTAGATTGTTCTAGTTATAATTGAATCTAGAATAATGCTTTTTTAAAAACTTTCTAGGACACAAAAGTAAAAAAATTAGAATGTTCTAGTTGTAAATGAATCTAGAATAATATTTTTTAAAAACTTTCTAGTACATAAAAGTAAAAAAATTAGATTGTTCTAGTTGTAAATGAATCTAGAATAATATATTTTAAAAACTTTCTAGTACATAAAAGTAAAAATTTTAGATTGTTCTAGTTGTAATGAATCTAGAATAATACTTTTTAAAAACTTTCTAGTGTATAAAAGTAAAAAATTTAGAATGTTCTAGTTGTAATTGAATCTAGAATAATACTTTTTTAAAACTTTCTAGGACACAAAAGTAAAAATTTTAAAGTATTCTAGTTGTAAATGAATCTAGAATAATATTTTTTAAAAACTTTCTAGGACACAAAAGTAAAAATTTTAGATTGTTCTAGTTGTAATCAATCTAGAATAATACTTTTTTAAAACTTTCTAGATAAACAAAGTAAAAATTTTAGATTGTTCTAGTTATAATTGAATCTAGAATAATACTTTTTTAAAACTTTCTAGGACACAAAAGTAAAAAATTTAGATTGTTCTAGTTGTAATGAATCTAGAATAATATTTTTTAAAAACTTTCTAGGACACAAAAGTAAAAATTAGAATGTTCTAGTTGTAATTGAATCTAGAATAATATTTTTTAAAAACTTTCTAGTGTATAAAAGTAAAAATTTTAGATTGTTCCAGTTGTAATTGAATCTAGAATAATATGTTTTAAAAACTTTCTAGGACACAAAAGTAAAAATTAGAATGTTCTAGTTGTAATTGAATCTAGAATAATATGTTTTAAAAACTTTCTAGTGTATAAAAGTAAAAATTTTAGATTGTTCCAGTTGTAATTGAATCTAGAATAATATGTTTTAAAAACTTTCTAGGACACAAAAGTAAAAATTTTAGATTGTTCTAGTTGTAAATAATCTAGAATAATATTTTTCAAAAACTTTCTAGTGTACAAAGTAAAAATTTTAGATTGTTCTAGTTGTAATCAATCTAGAATAATACTTTTTTAAAACTTTCTAGATAAACAAAGTAAAAATTTTAAGTTGTTCTAGTTGTAAATGAATCTAGAATAATATTTTTTAAAAACTTTCTAGGACACAAAAGTAAAAAAATTAGATTGTTCTAGTTGTAATTGAATCTAGAATAATATTTTTTAAAAACTTTTCAGTGGACAATGAGTAATAAAGTAAAAATTGAATTAAATTTTATTATAATATTAATATTAATAATGGATATGACAAGTGTTATCGAATCCCATATTTTGGTTAATTATGAAGATGAAAATAAACTAAAAGAAAATATGAAATCACTAGTTGATAAGATGTTTGGTAAGTTTAATGTAACATTACATGCGTCTCGCGTGATGGCGACAAATACTACAACTGGAAAATATAGACATCAAACTATGTTGACCTATTACCATTTGAATACTGAACCTGAGACGGCGATTGAAATTGCGAACTATGGTAAAAAGATTATGGAAGATGATCTAAATATTCGAGTGAGACGTGTCAAAGTTGAAGTTCTAATTGGAGAAAATAAGGAACTAAATTTAAAGGCCAATAACAATCAGTATCTAGAATGCCATCTCAAGATTGGAAAATCAATCCCATCACCTGAAGAATATAAGAAGTTAGCTAGTTTGCTACTAAAATATGGTGTTCATCTATTGATCAATTATGATTCAAATGTTGTAGCTCCTGTTACTACGATGAGATCTTATAATAAATCACTAGATGAATTTAGAGAGATTAATAAGAATATTATTGACGAACTGAAAGAGAATGGCTTTGAGGTTTACAAACAACATATGGAATACGGTGTTTACGATGACAATGTGATGACAGACCAAGGATGGTTATTTGAAAATGATAAGTACACTGAACCAATTTCCGAATGTGATACAGAAAAGAGATTGGAAGTCCCAGGTAACTATACTTACCAACCAGTTCCAGTTAACCAATAAAACTAACTGAACTAAATTAACATATTAAGTTTATACATTTTAAGTTGCGAAACAATTTATTTTTTTATTTTGGTATTATAAAATGTCGAACCATTATTTAATTGAGTTTTTACCTGGTCTTTGGATTACAAACAATAAAGCTTTATCAGAAAAGTTTTATCAACAAAAAAAATTAAAAGAGATGATTGATTGTACTAAGGATTTAAAATTTTTCCAGGAAGCTGAAAATTATATTGAAGCTATTAAACACGAAATAAAAAAAAAAGAACATCAAAAGCTTCATCAATATTTATTACAAATTACTGAATATATTCATCAACATTTGACAATAGGATTATCACTTTTAATTTATGATCCAGATGGAGTTAGAAAAGCACCAGTAATATTGATAGCATATTTACTAAGATATTCGCAATTAACATCGGAACAAATCATAATGGCTTTTAATTCTAAATCAAAAATACCAATACAAATTAATGATGATTTCAGAATCGCTCTGAAATATTTTCAAGACAGATTTAACTAGCATTTCCTTTCATATTGCGCAAATGATATTTAGCTAATTCTGCTATCATTTCTTCTAATTCTTCTTTAGAAATATCATGCATATCCTCATTTTCACTTAATTCTGAATCAGTTCCAAAAAGATCAGGTGATGATTCACACATTTCATCATTTTCCAAAGGTTCTAAAGGATCTGATGGATCTAAATAATTGTCTAGTTCATTGCCAAATTCATTATCAGATTCATCACTAGATTCATCACTATACTCATTTGGTTCTTCTTTTGTTTCTAGTTCTTCTTCTTGTACAACTAGATTATTTTCTTTTGTTTCTAGTTCTTCTTCTTGTACAACTAGATTATCAGTGTCTATTTCATCTTTTGTTTCTAGTTTTCCTTCTTGTACAACTAGATTATCATCTTTAGTATCTATTTCATCTTTTGTTTCTAGTTTTCCTTCTTGTACAACTAGATTATCATCTTTGGTATCTAGTAAATCCATTGGTTCGTTTTCGCATTCATCTAGATTATTTTGTGTGTTATCAAACGGTGGTGATTCATTATCAAGATGAGTATCAAATAATTCTAGAATATCTTCAAGTGTGCTGTGATTAATGAGATCATCATCATTATTAATCGTTGAGTCAAAAATATATTGATCTAGTTCTAAATCATCTTCTAGATCTATATCAGTAAGATTAGATGTATCATATACAATTGTTAAGTGACAAGATATATTTGGATCAATATGAGTATTTTTTATTTCAAATGTGGGTTCATTAAATTGTGTTTTGAGATAATGCACTAGATTTTCTTGTTTTTGATATGAGTCATGAAGATTTTTTAATTCTTCTGAGCGTTTTTCAAAATATTGATTAATTAGGGTTGTATCATTTATTAATTCAGATTTTGAACTATGATATTGGCAAAAACATGACCAATAATTAAATATTTTTTGATTACATTCAGGTAGAATACACAATGAGTTTTTATATTCTAGTATTGTACTTATTGATGGATATACGATCGATAGTTTAATAAAATATTGTCCACATGAGTTTATCATAAATCTGACATAATAATCTTCAACAACTAATCCTATCTTATTTAGAAAAGGCATCCAATCAATAATCTGGAGTATTTTGAGATTTTCAACAATTACATTTTCATCAAGTATTGAATGTGTATTTGCACCTAGATCAACTTTGAAAATTATTTGATGATATTTTTGATAACGTTCTTCTTTTATGTGTTCTTGATAAATTTCTTTTAAAGAATTCATATTAATTAACTATATTAAATAGGTACTAGAAAAATAAATTATATTTCTTTCTTATTTTCTATTTTCTTTTAAGTAAATTAAGAATGGCGAGAACCAAAAAGAAAAATCTATCTAGAAAAGTAAAAAAGACTTTGAAAAATAAAATAAAAAGGATGAATGGTTCTGGTAAAACATGTATGTGTATTAATTATGATATAGATAATGATAATAAAATGTCATTAAATAAAAATACACATGGTCATAAATGTCAAAATAGAGTTGAAAATGGTTCAGATTTTTGTCCAAAACATAAAGACTGTATGAAATTTATTCAACAATTTAATTCAGGATATGAACCAGAATATAGACCAAAACTGTGGAATGATAATGATCATGTTAGAAAATCACACAACTGTTATACTTATTTTCTAGACAAACATGTAAAATCTGTAAAAGATAAATGTAGTCAAATGGCAAATGAGGATGATCCAGATAAAAAATGTAGTAAATTAAAACCACAACCAGGTGATTTCGACCAACTGGTAAAATACGGAACACTCAAATTTAAAACTAGAGATTATACATGTGAATCTATGCATAAGAATATTATAAGTGATAACCCATCTATTCAAATAAGTTCTCCTACTAAAAAATGTCCTATAGGTAGTTATAAAGGTGCTATGGTAGTAGATCCAAACAATACTTATCATTTTTATCGTCAAAATCCAGATGGCACATGGAGTCATAAACCTGGTACTCTAGAAGTAACTAATAAAGATGCATCGGATCAATTAATATATTTTCCTCATTTGGCAGATAGAGATTATAAAAAAGATAAAGAAAAAGGTATTAATTATACTAATTTCTGTAATTATTATTGTATTCCAGGTTCATCTAAAGTTAATATGAATGCAATTTAATTTGCTGATAAAAATTATTCAAATTTTTTCTCTTTCTAGTAATATAAAGTTTATAATGTTCTCATGGTTTCGTGGATCATCCTTTGAGGAGCAAGTACAAGAATTTGATAATAAAATAAACCAAGTTGCTACATCATTAATAAAATCAGTACAAGAAGATTTACCAAATGGACAATATGATTTAGCTAGTTTGCAAGATATGAATATTTGTAATAAATATGTTGTTTTTTTGGGTGATGAACTTGACAAACGTTTTAAAAAATTTGAAATAGATCAAATATCTAGTGCCATTTACGTTGGCAAAAGACAAAAGAAAACACAAACCAATAACAATAATATTAATTCCAATAATTACACTACTAGTACCGGATCTTTTTCCAAAAAAGAATTATGCCAACAAATCTCAAGCCACTATATCCGCATTTTTAATCTATTGGCAGCTATTTTAACCGCTATTGATCCCAATAAAAATATGTGTTCTAGAAGATTAGAAGCATTATATCAAACTATTGAAACTGACAAAGAAAAAGGTTATGTTAGAACATGTCCTGCAGATGATTTAGATAGTTCGAACCCATTATATCCAAATAATATTACAGATATACCAGGCATTAAACATCTTCTTAATCTCTATTATTTTTATTTGTCGCAAGATAAAGATGGTTTAGATAAAGCTGAACATGCTAAAATTAAAGATGAATTTCAAAAATTATATCAGGCTTTTTCAGAAGTGTTTGTATCGTCTGATTTAGAACCACCAAATCTTCAAGAACTTGATCTCGCAAAAACACAATTGAACAATAATTTAGTTGAACTAAATAATCATGCATCTAATCCTAATACTGATAAACAAACAATAGCTACATTAACTTCTCTAGTAGCGGGACTCAAAGATCAACTAGAACAATTTCAACAAAAACAACAAAATGCACAAAGTCAAGAAGAAAAAGATTCCAATGCGGTACAAGCAAAAAATAATATTGTGAGAGAACTAAAATCACAATTAAATACTTCACAAAGTGATCTCAAAACACAACTAAAAGAATTACAAGAAAAAATTAATACTGTTGCAACACAACAACAACAAAATCAAGCAACACCTATGAATAATCAAGCAACACCTATGAACAATCAAGCAACACCTATGAACAATCAAGCAACACCTATGAACAATCAAGCAACACCTATGAACAATCAAGCAACACCTATGAATAATCAAGCAACACCTATGAACAATCAAGCAACACCTATGAACAATCAAGCAACACCTATGAACAATTCTCAACTTCCATCAATGAATAATTCTCAACTTCCATCAATGAACAATTCTCAACTTCCATCAATGAATAATTCTCAACTTCCATCAATGAATAACCAAGCAACATCTATGAACAATCAAGCAACCCCTGTGAATAATGCCAATGTTGATGATTTATTAAATAATTTAAACAATAAAAATAGCAATTTACCAATACCAGAAATGCCGCAACAAGCAATGCCACCACAACAAGCAATGCAACCACAAGAAATACCGCAACAAGCAATGCCATCGCAACAAGCAATGCAACCACAAGAAATACCGCAACAACCGACAATTATTGAACCTCTAAACATACCTCCATATCAACCTATTGAACAACCAGTGCAACCTATGCAACCAGTGCAACCTATGCAACCAGTGCAACCTATGCAACCAGTGCAACCTATGCAACCAATGCAGCAACCAGTACAACCAATGGAACAACCAATACAACAACCTATGCAACAACCTATGGAACAACCAATGCAACAACCAATGCAACAACCAATGCAACAACCAATGCAACCTATGCAACCTATGCAACCAGTACAACAACCAATACAACCAGTGCAAATGGGGGGAGATAATGCTAATATTGATTTTGAGACTCTTGAAGGGGCAAATACTGGTGATCAAAATGAAATTAATGTAGCAAATGATAAAATGGTTAATGAATCAGATTTGTCTCCATTGAATAATTTTCTAAACTTTGTGAAGAGATATAATACAGAGTTTAATATTTCAGAAGAATATCAATTAAATTTTAGACCTAAAACAGTGAGTGAAATTGCAAATAAATATCAATGTTCTACTCAACCAAGTAATGTAATAATTAAACTAGAAGATTCAAAATATAGTGATTTCAAAAATGTTTATAAAAAAATGAAAAATCACTATACATCTATGTCTAATACTTTACTAGATATTGCAGAAAATAACTTATTATCAAAGAATGACCAAGGATATCAAATCCAAAGTTTAACAAGTAGTGATTTAAATAGCTTACAAAGCAAAGTTATGAAGACTTTAACAAATTACTATACTAAATGTCAAACTTATTATCAAGAAGCATTTGAATTATTAAGTAATGCAATATTGACCAATACCAATAATAATAAAAAATAAATCAAAATAAATATTATATGAAAGAGTCTTATCTTCTAATCTGTAATATTTAATATTTTGTAATGAAAAGTTGTTTATTCATCATCACAACTAGCGTCATCGTTGCTTAAATCATCATCTGATTGTGATACGGTGTTATCATCTTCATGTTGAAAATCTTTCATGAGTTCGGCTACAACAGCATCATCATCAACAACATCATCATCAACGTTTTCTTTATCAACTTTTTCTGGCTCGGGTTCTGGCTCAGGTTCTGACTTCTTAGTACTTTTCTTCCCAGTATTAGAAGTAGAAGGTTTAGATGTGGCCTTTTTGTTATTTGCTTCATCTTTAGCTTCAGTCTTGGTGCTTGCTTTGGATGTAGATTTTTTATCTGCTGGTTTATCTGTTGATTTAGCGTCTGAACTAGAACTGGCACTAGCTTTAGCTTTAGGCTTGTCTGTCGAAGAAGATGCTTTTGGTTTTGAAGAAGTATTTTCAGAAGTATTTTCAGAAGTAACATCAGTAGCATTTGAAGCTAATAATTTGTATTTATCTTTCTCATCATCTGATAAACTTTTCCACATGGGTCCTATGATTTTTGTCAATTCAGTTACTCCAAGATTGGGATCTTTATTCCTCATAATTTTCATTTGTTCTTTCATATAAAGTATATATGGTGAAGATGGTTTCTTTTTTTTAAATGATTTATCAAAAAGTTGAAGTTTGGTTTCGTCAATTTTACGAACTTTATCAAAAAACTCGTTTCTAAGATAGTCATACTTGGTTTCCCATTGTTTACGGTTCTTCTCATTTAATTTCCCCCAATCTGCTATCATAAGATCACGAACTTCTCCAGGCTTGAGATTTGGGTTATTTTTCTGATATTCGTTGCGTTTATTTTCATCTTTGCAAAAGATATCCATAGCTGATCTAGGTGGGCGTGTTAAATTGTTAGCTTGAAGAAAAGATTCCTGAGTGGATTTCTTTTCAAGACGTTTTTTACTATTTTTCAAACTTGATTTAAAACTATCTAAACTAGTGTGTTCTACCCCTGCAAATAATTGTACGAATTGACTTTTAGAAGATTTGGGATTCAATAAATCACAAGGCTTATCATTTGGAAAAAGAAAGTTAATAAATTCACTAAAGTGATCAACTAGTATTTGATCACTTTTAAAACGTCTATCGTAATCAGTTTTAGTCATTATTAATATATTTTAAAGAATTAATTAATAATTAAGAATGGTACTTAAAATGCAATTCAATTTTTTTTTATATCCCCGCCACTTTACTAATTTTAACACATGGATTATTTTCTAGTAATATTTTACGACCATGCCCCTTATAATCAAAATCACATCTATGATTCTCTGGAAATAAATGTCTATTGCAAAAAACATTGTCACATTTACATTTACATACTTGTTCCGTCAATGTCAACTTAATATTACACAAAAAACATCTAGTTTTATTTTCATTTTTTTTATTATTTTTTTCATTTAATACACATTTATATTTATCCAAATTTAATAAATCAAGTCCTAAATCAATCTCAACTTCAAGATTTTTATTCATCTTTTATATTTATGTAATAATTAAATTAACCACAAATTAAATATTTTTCTAAATATTTATTATGATAAAACTTTATTAATTTAATGTCTTCAGACGGCGCGTCGACAACTTCTAGAAAAGTATCTAAAAAGGCTTCTCAAACCCAATTAAAAGATCAAGATAAAATCAGAACAAGATCTCTAAGACCATACAGTTTCAGTAACATATCAATTCCAGATTATAAAATTTATCACAAACCGGCTAATGCATCAATTGTAATGAATATTAAAGAAGGACAATCTGTATTTGCTAATGCTGGTATGATGGTTTGGATGGATGATAACTTAAAAGTATCTACACAAAGCAGAGGCATTTGGGATGGTTTAAAACGTTTCCTCTTAACATCCGATTCTTTCTTCTTAACAAGCTATTCAGGAACATCCGCAAAAGGTGACAAAATATGTTTCTCACCAATGATGTTGGGTGATATTACTGAAATAAAAATTAAACCTGGTGAAAAAAAATTAGTATCATCCGGTAGCGTCGTATGTTGTACTGAAAACATTATATTAAGTACAAGAACTAGACTTAGAGGTGCACTTGTTGGTAGTGGAGCCGTTTTAAGTGAATTAAGTGTTCCAGCAGAATCAGAAAAATATGGGTTAGCATGGATTTCATCTTACGGTGGCATTGAAATATTAGAAATTAAGGATGGTCAAACTATGAAACTTGATAATGGACATTTCTTAATGTGTGACGGTGATGTCCAATATGGTATTGGAAGAGTTGGTGGTATAAAATCAGCATTATTTTCGGGTGAAGGATTAGTAATGGTCTTTAAAGGTCCATGCACAATTTACACACAAAACAGAAACCAAAACAGTTTACTTGAATGGGTCATTCGCCATATTCCCAAAAAATAATCTTAAAAATCTTAATAATCTCAATAATCTCAATAATCTCAATAATCTTAATCATCAATTAATTCTACTCGACCATATGGTAAAACATCTAATTTTTCATGATGTGTGCATAAATCATCATCAGGCAAAGGTATATTCTGACATTGTCGTAATTCTTTTTTTATATGAATAATTGCTTGGCATTTGTCAGGAGAAGGTTTTTCTCTCATTAAACTTTTTAATTTCCTAAGGTTTTCAGTTGCCTTTTGCTGTTTCTCTTTTTCTTCTCTCTTTTTTTTCTCTTTTTCTAACCTAGGTTTAATACAGAATTCTTCCCATAATTCTATACCAGTTATATCAGAATCTAAAAAATTATCTGAAATTAAATTTAAAAGTTCCAAATATGCTCCATCAAAACTATCATTTAGTCTATCTAATGTAGTTTTTGATGCATAAAAATTATCAAGATCCATTAACGAACAAAATTTAATAAACTATACATCAAATCTATATTATTCAATTTTTATTTTACTACTAGAATAAGTATTGATACTAGTATTAATAATGTTTTCCAATTTTGCAAAAACAGGATAATATTTTCTTCTATATTGCAAAAAATCTTTAGAATTACCTCTAGTATTAACACCAGAACTACAATACCATATTATTTTTTTTAATTTATCTTCATTAATCTTACACCCACACCTAGCATTAATATTAATATTAATATCCTTTAACATATTTGGACAAATATAAAAATTAACACTATCCTGTATAATTGAAACTGTTTCACCTTCAATTGCAATTTTACTATCTAATGTTGTAGGGGTTTTTAATAAATGATTATCCCATATATCCCTATTTTGACCCATAAATCTATCTTTCCACAAATGACAATATCCAATTAACATATATATATCATTATCTAATCCTCCATAACTAGCACGCAAATATAAACTATAAATCAAAGATATTTCTAGATCATTCAAGTTTTTTTTTTCAATTTCAATTAAAAAATCCAAATTTATATTTTGAACTACAAAACTATCATCATCTGGCAAATAATCTCTTCTATTACTTTTCACTAAACACTCTACTATTCTTAATACCATATCTAATTCCACCTTAATTGTAGGGTACACTGTTATTATAAATAGTAAATATGGATAATCTTCTAAAAGAATAACATCATCAAGAGATATTATAGATAATTTTTGTAATAAACCCAATTGATCTATATTATATAATTGAGTTGCAATTTCTATCGCACAATTTAAATTCTGTCTTCTAATCGCAATCTGTAAATTAGATAATAATAAAGATATTTTTTGAGTTTGACTTAATAATTTTCTCGTGTTTATATCTTGATCATTTGATGTAACTTCTAGATCAGAAGCTAATTCTATATTAAGCTTTAGTTCTTTCCAACGAATTTCTTTACTAAATTTAATGTCAAGATTATTTCTGGATGATGTAAAATACCAATTAACTTTACCAGTTTTGGTAGAATAATAGCAAATTGTTCTAACATTTTCTTTGGCAAGTGAATTCATAATGTTTTGTTTTAATATTTTGTTTTAATATTTTGTTTTAATGTTTTTTTAATCTATATATAGAATTCTATTTTAGACTTTATTTGTTCAAAAGAGTCTAACTTTCTCTCATTCTAGATTATACATTAAATATACATTAAAATATGTCGTTAGTTTGTACTGACTTTGATAAACAATATAAAAAACTTCAAGAATTTCGTAATCATTATTTAAAAATGATACGTTTAGTTCTCAACAATTCTGATAAAATGACTTTTGAACAAATCTTAACTTATCATGAACTAGAAGGTAAAATTAATCAACTAAATAAAACTATACAAGAGTTTTCATCAGATCTCCAAGGACTCAAGAAAAAAACACAAATGGATGAATCAGATCATAAAATGATTAAAACATTTAAAGATTTATTACCATTTATGATCTCATATTACAATCAAATACCAGATGACTCTTCTGAAAATTAAATACTGTGAAATGGTATAAAATATACTTAGTTTATACATTATTAATAATAATAATAGTTCTATATTAAATGATTATAGGATGTGATATAGGAGGTGTTGTAAAGGAAATGACATCTGATAAATCAATAGACAATGCTATAGAATCTATACACTATCTAGAAAAACTGGGATTTGAAATTATATTTATATCCAAATGTAAAAAAAGTTTTTCAGAAATATTATCTGAATGGTTAATGGCAAATAAGTTATTGAATAAAGTTTATTTTTGTGAAGAATATTCTGAAAAATGTGGATTATGTAAAAAATTAAATGTAAATTATATTATTGATGATAAATTGCAAGTTTTTAGAGAAATTCCAGATAATATTAAAAAAATATGGTTTTGTGATGATATAAAAAAAATCAATGGAGCTCTTAAATTTCAAAATGATGAAGCTAGTAAAGTACATATTTGCAAAGATTGGAATGATATTGTAAAAACCATCAGTAATTCTATGTAAAATAAAATTTCTAGATATTTAAGATATATAAAAATATATGTTTAATAAGAATTATTATAGTATAATAAAAAAAATTAAACTAAAGTAAAAGTGTAATAAAATTTTATTTAGATTTAGATTTAGTATATTTTAACGCCTTTGTATATCGACATCTGTATTTTTATAATCTTCTGCGTTAGCATAAGGACTATCAATGATATCGTAGGCGTTAACATATCTAATTTTAGGTTTTCGTCCTCTTTTAGTGCCAGTAACTGGTGTAGTTTTGGGTTCTGTCTTTTTTTTATGAACAACACGTCGACGATTTTCGTTAGCTCTTTCAATCATCAACCTTTTAAGTTTAGATATTGGATCTGATTCATTTTTGTTTAATTCATTTTTATCTGATTCTTTTTCAAGATCAGACTCCTGATAAATCATTTTAAAATTATCATGAACAACACCATTGATAAAATCATAAGCTCTTTTAGTTTGTTCCATCGTGCTACCACCAGTAATTATAACAGACCCAGTTCTAAATACAGCTATCGTAACTTGAGAACACGGTATCGGAGATTTCTTCTTTAATTCTTTATATATAAAACAAGGTACATCACATTTGCAAACTCCATCTTGTGTGCTAATATCTTTAGTTTTATCTTTACTAAAATAGAAATAAGATTTAACGGCTTGATAGGTTGATTCAAATGTTGAATAAATTTTATATTTTTTTTTAAGAATTTCTTGAAGTTTAGCACGGTCAATATTAAATTTCAATGAATAATTACTATTAATCATAACAGTTTGATAATCTGTCATTTTGATTTTGGTTGCATCAGCAACTGCTGGTTGACCTAAAGTAAATGTATATAAAGTTTCATCAGGTATTTCGATCCATGTTGATACTTGATCAACCAGAACTAAACGATAAACTTTATCTATCATTTTATCATTTTCAAGAATTTTAGTATAAACATATTGGTTTTTAGCGTACCAACTTTTGTTTTTATCAACATCTTTCCATTCAACATGTTGAATTTTGGTTTCTTTGATAATTTCAATTAATCTTGAAACTACCCAAGTTGCTTCTTGAACTGATCTAACACCAGTCATCTGAATTTTACCATTATGAAATACTTTAATATTAACATATCTTCCATTTTTAAAATGAAAGATTAACGTAGCTTGGTTCTCAAATTGCCGCTTTCCTTTCTTCTTCTTCCTTTTTTTTTTCGATTTAGCTGGATCAGGTTCTTGATAACTCATGTCACCAATAGATTTAATATGATATTTTTTATGATTAGTCAGGGACTCTCTTAATTTCGCATTAATCTGTAATTCTTTCTTCTTGACTTGAGATTTCTTCCCACAATATTGTCCTCTTGGTAATAGTAGAAAATATTCAACATATACTATTCCACCATCACCCTTGGTGATTACATCATCATTAACTGGATACACACGAACAAATCTTGATAAAATGTCCAAGTTAATATCAACGTTAAGAAGACACAAACAAACCATAGTTGACACTTTTAATTCACTTGCATCTGGTATTTTATCGGGTATTGGCATCAAATATTTTTAGAGAGTACTAGATAATTCAAATTCAATTTTCTTTACCCTACCTGAAATTAAGAAAAAAATTTACAAATTTAACTTCAACACATCCGAATATCCACCAATTAATTTACCATCCCTAAATATAACTGGTACAGTTTTATATCCATCTAATTCCATTTTTAACATATCTCTAAATTTATCTTTCGTTATAAATGGTTCCTTCTCAACATCATAATAATAATAATTTAGTTTTTTTTCATTAAATAAATTAATTGTCTTTTGGCAAAAGGGACACCAAGAAACACCATATACCGTCCAACCACTTTTTTTTGGTTTTACATCATTACAATCAGTCGGATAACATTTTTTCTCACTCATATCATTAAAATAACAATTAGACCCAAAAATAAAATTCATTTATTTTTACTTAACATAAAAAAAGATAAAAAAAACATATTAAAAATTATTAAAAATTATTACTCCAAAATTTGACCAATATTCACATTCATATTATCTATTTTAACCGATGATATCCCAAAATCATAATCTAATACTCTAATTATATCTAACTCCATTCTATTTGACTTATTTTTAGGTAAACACACAATACTATCAGCTATTTCAGGTCGTCTTAATTTATTAATTAACCTATTTACTACATCAAATAACTCATTATAACTAGATATATGTACATCAGGTTTACTCTTTATTAATGTTAGCAAATATCGATCCATTACCTCAAAAATCTCCAAAAAAATATCTTCTGAATAATTATTCATATGTTTATATCTAATCCATAATGAATTCCATAAATATTTACGATCATATGAGTTACTATAATCATATTTTAATTTAGTCATAAATTGGATTTTGTCAAAAAAAGTATATTTATTAGTGTATCCTATTTTGTCTAATAAATTTTTATAATAGTCAAAATTATTCCAATAATTAATATTAAGATTATCAACCATTTCAATGTTATTATTATACCCATATTCATTTATAATTTCTATTGCTGTAGGTCTTTGAGACGGATCCACACGTAACATATTACATATTGTATTATACCATTGTTGATATTTGTTTATTGATGCTTTTTCCATATAAAATTCCAATCCAATCAGGGGTAATGAATGATATATTTTATTATTTAAATTTTGTAGAAAAAGATAATTATCGTATGGAAGTCTTTCGGTTTGTAAATCAGTTAATTTATAATAAAGTAATTTCAATAATTGTGAATTATGACGTACATCTAATAAATGATTACTAGTTATATATTCATATAAAGTACATCCAAGTGACCACATATCACTCTTAATTTCAATAACCCAATTATTTAAAATATTATGATAATCATTATGAATTATAACTTCAGGAGAACGATATAAAACTGTCATAGCTGGATGAGTCATACCATTACGCAAATTGTTAGTGGAAATAGTTAAATTAAAATCATTTAGTTTAAAATGATCACCAAAATATAAAATATTATCAGGTTTTATGTCCAAATGACATATTTTATTCCTTTGCAAATATTCTAATCCAGATAAAATATTAGACATTAATAAATCCCAGTATTTTCCCCTTTCTATTAAAGTTTTTTCACGAATAAAAACACTCAAATCTGAAACTGCTAAAGGGATTAAAATTTTAATATTAATATTATTAACATTATTAGTATTACCTTTTGAGTTTTTCGCATTTTCTAACGTAATTTCAACTGATTTTAAGGATAATAAATATTTATTATCTCTAAATTTCTTCAAATAAATTATTTCATTCAAAATTTCAGGATTTATACCATCACTTGATTCTAAATCATATTTAGATACTTTATAAGCCATAGACCCATCACTAAAAACATTTCCATATGAACCACTATTTAATTTTTTAAATTTCTTTCTAGGATTACCATCTGAATCAGATAATTTTCTTTTTGTTGACATATTCTATATTTTGTTTATAATTATATCCTTAAGTTGGTAAATTGTATTTTGATTATAAAAAAAAGTTTTGGGTGTAAACCCAATAGGCATTTTTTTTATACTAGGATGCAACCCTAGCGCCCAATTGAAATCGATCACTCTAGATCATCTCAAAATCGTCCTCATCGTCATCATCAACTGACTCCTGTACCACTGCCGTCTGAGCTGGTGCTGCTGGTGTCGCTGCTGTCTCAGCTGGTACTGCTGGTGTCTCAGCAGGTGTCTCTGCTGGTGCCACTGCCGTCTCAGCTGGTGCCGCCGTTTGAGTTTCAGAAGTTGCCGCTGCTGTCTCTGCTGGTGCCGCTGTCGCCGCTGCTGTCTCTGCTGGTGCCGCTGCTGTTGGTGCCGCCGTCTGAGTTTCAGAAGTTGCCGCTGGGATCTTGGTCGTCACTGGTGGTGTAACTTCTTGAGGTTGCTCCAGACTTTGAATGATGGGAAATGGTCCGTGACCAAACTCCCCGTTCGTCTTGAGAAGACTGTAACAAGCAATCCCAATGGGGTCAAGATCCGGCTTCGCAAGGATCTCCTTGATCATGTCCTCCGGAGTGATGTCAGCAACTTGAACCTTCGTGATGGATCCATCGGTCTCAACAACGATCGTCTCAGTGATTGGGGCATTTGTCATGGCAACGTCGAAAGAGTTGGCGGAGAACCCACTCAACTCAGTGACACCCTTCTGCTTTGATGTGACTGGAGCACCTGGAGCACTTCGCAAATTCCAGAACAAGATGCGAGGTACCGAATTGAATCCAGCAGCTGTCCACATCCTCTGAAGTTCTGTGAACATTGCATCGTCTTGTGTGCGATGATTTGTCATCTGGTTGAACTGACCATCGGTGAAGATAATCAGAGACAACTGTGCGACGTTCTCGTTTGTCATCTTGACAGCACTGCAAAGGTCAATCATCAACTGCATCGTCTTCTCGATGTTAGTTGACATCCCCCATGGCATGTGCCTTACTGTGTTAAACATTTGAGGAAGAGTCTGTTCCTTCAAATCAATGATTTGCGGATTGTCTGTGAAAGTGATGACCTTGTCCTTGAATGGACTATTTGAATGTGCAAGACGAGCCCACAACACACCAAGTGATACTGAGACTTCCATCGGAATTCCATCCATTGAACCAGACACATCAGAAACAGGAATTCCATCGGTGTGACCAAGTTCATCAACGTGATCATCAACCTCCTGATCAGTTGGCTGACGACCCAACGACTTGGTCAGCTTCTGAACCGTGATCTTGCGTCGAAGATTCTTCTCAATCTGAAGCCACATGCCAGTCAAAAGCTCCAACTCTGCAGGATCAGTGCATGTCGAGAACTTCTTGTAAAGCTCATGTGGGAAAATGCCGGCCGCGTTTAGCTTCTTGATCTTGCCCTCCGCAAGATCCTTTCGAATCACCTCCGCGAGACGCACACGATCCTCACGCTCAGAACGAGTCGCACCCTTCTTTGTCTTGTTCAGAAACGTCTGCATGTAATTCTTGAGAGCTGTTGCTGGCGTCTTCTCGAGCTTGATGCTCTCGTCCCACTTACTCTCTGGGTCACACATGACAACCTCTGGAATTGTCCCTTGAGAGTTTCCAAATGCCGCCATCAGCGCTCCAACCACTTGCAAACGGTAAGTATGCATCATGTAGCGGAAACGCTTGCGCTTCTTGTCGTCTGGAACTTCATTGGACCGGATGAAGTAATCACGTAGAAACACTGTGTCCGAAAGTGTCTCGGGAAACGGGAGAAGAAACCTTGATGCAATGTATTGCACCATAGGAACATCTTCACCACCAACTGGGACAGTACATGTCTTGTCGTGATGCTTCCCCTCGCGAGGAAGCCACTTGCACACAAGAGACAACCGTTGCCCATCAATGACACGGTAATCACCCTCAAACTCTTGAATCTTGGCAAGATCAACGCGAACAAGAGCGACCAATCCATCAACGATTGCCCGGAGAAACACAGCCGCACCTGGACTGGTTTGAGCAACCTCCTCCTGGAACGTCTTGTACATGGTCATGAAATCCTTGAAGTAGCCGAACTGAGGAATCAGCGGGAGCAATCCAATTGTCGTCTGTGGAAAGTGATTCCACAAGGCAATGAAAAGGCGGTAGAAAATCTTCTTCTCGCCCTTTCCACTACGCGGATCACGCTGAAAAAAGATCATCTTGACGAGATCAATCAACAGTTGAAGAGCTTCCTCTCGCTTGCCCTCCGCAATCAATGACTTGATCTCCTTAACAGCATCCTCAACAACCTTAGTGACTTGCTCGCGCGTTGCGTCCCTGTTCAACCGTGTGAACGCACACAGCATTGCCAACTCATCTTGTCCACTTGAAGCGTACAAGAGTGCACCGTTCTCACCGGGAATCAATCCGGATGAGCCAGATTGTGCCGCGAAGGCACTCATGAAATCACCCAGCTTTTGAAAAGCTGGATTTGTTGCGGAGGCTGATGCCCCCTTAGTCGTAGTAGATCCTGTTGCTGTCGACATCGAATACTTATTATTATTTTTTTAATCAGTTCAATTTTTTTATATAATGATGTACCAAATTAGTTAAATTTTACACCTTAAAGTTCATAAATCTCTACTTCACTATCATCCGCATCATCATTATCATTTTTAACAGGTGTCATATTCCAGTCTTCAGTCAAACGATAATATGCAGCTCCTAAAATGACACCGATTAAAGTTGCATAAATAGCGTCAATAATATTCTTACATCCTATATTAATTCTGGACCAAATTGTTACCAATAAAAGGAATCCTAGGAAAATGAAATTGACCATATTAAATTTATTTTTTAAATACATTTCAGTAAAGAAAAATGATAATGTAAATGCAACAGTTTGCACATGTGGTGCCGGCAACGTATAAAATTTTTTATCAGATTGTACAATGGAACAATTGACCAAATCAACGGTTTGAAATAGAGTTCTAAACCCTAAACTTAAAACATCATTAATAATATATCCAACTAATAATACAAAAGCCCGCGGGTCTGATAAAAGAATTCCAAAAATAAGAGTTCCAGTATATAAACCTATAGGTATTAGTCTAACGATAGTATTAATAATGGCTTTGGTGTGAATAATAATTGGGTTCATATCCTTTATTGATCAATAAAGAAAAAAATTGATTATAAGAATAACTGTTATTTAAAATTCCAATAATAATGTCAGAACAAGAGCAAATTGAAATAAATTATCTAGGACACGTATATACTTTTTATAAAAAAGAATATCATACCGCTGAAGATTTTTATCATATTTCATGGTTAATTGCTAAACAATTACCAAAAACAGAAGAAGAAGTAAAAAAAGCAACTCAACTTGCTACTATGTGGTATAATCAAAAAAAATATAATTGTAGATATGCTGAATCCCTTCAACCATCACTTTCAAAATTAGATAGTTTAAGTGTTGATTTTTAATACATATCTAAATCCCACATAACAAATTAATAAAAATAACTAGAATACTCCAAAATAATTTCACACATAAACTGTCAAAAGTTTTCGGAGATTTTCGTAATCATCACGAATGTTAATATTATTTTAATTATTCTAGAAGAACTAGAGTTATCTTCGTGATAATTACGAAATATTCCGAATGCTCTTGAATGTAGATGCAAACATAACTGTTTTATAAAATATTAAGGATATCCGCATTCAGCTTGAATAGTTTTATAAATTAATTTTTTAATGTTTAAGCGATAACTATCAAGGTAATCTTCTTTTCTTTTTTCACGATCTTTTATAATTTTTTTATAAGATGTTGAATATTTATCTTCATCTTTATGTTGACTAATACTATTCAAACAATGTTTTCTAAAATTATCCAGTTGAAATATAACCCCTAAATCAGCATCTTTTTTCATATGTTCCTCCAATATCATTACTTTTAATTTATCACTTATCTTAATAATTAAATCATTACGATCTTGAGGTATCATTCTAGTAATAACCATACATAAAGAATTTGTATCCATTTTTTCAAGGACATTCTCATAATCTAAAAAAGGATAATATTCTATTGCTATCACTAAATCTATAGGAAAATCATCTGGATATGATCTCTTTAATTCTCTATTTAATATTTGAATACCATTATTTGGTGTTATACACGGGCGATATTTAAATCTACCTATATAAACACCTTGATAATCAATAAATTTGATAATTGATTTTGAGAACATAGTTCTTGTTGAGAAAGTGAATGGAATTTTATTAGATTTATTCTCATCATCCTCAAAATCATCATTTGTATAATCTTGAACCATTATTTTAATTAACTCAGAATATTGAACATCTAATGGCAATTTTGAAAATACATGTCTATCTATAGGAAAATCTTTATGTTTAGGTCCCCATATAAAACCTTCACTAAATGGACTTATAATTAAACGAGACATTATTGCTCTAGAATTTAATAATAATTTTGAACTAGTCCCCATATACGCATATATCTCTTTATTCAAATGAGAATGATCTGTAATATCTTTAATATTATATAAATCAATCATGTTTTCTATTTGTTCCTTGAGATTATCATATGATTTAAAAACATACCAATAAAGAGGATTTGAATAATAAATTGATACATATAATTCATCAAAATTATCATCTGGTTGATCTTTCTTTTTTAAAAAATATAAAAATTCATCTTGGTGATTCTTATTATCACCTACTGTCACCATAACTTTATTAATAGTTGATTGACCTATTATCTGAAAATCTTCATAATTTAAAGTTGATAATTCAGAAACATATGTTAAAGTATCTAATCCACTTATAGATTCAATAAAAAAATCCATATCTATAATATATTCCCATTCACAATTGAGATCTTTTAAAAATTCTTGTAATTTTTCCAGATTAAACATTAACTGTTTATTTATTATATTTAGAACTTTATATTTTTTTCTAAAAAACAAGTAAGAATAAAATGCTAATCCAATCAAATTATGCTCTACTTTTTATAGTCGCTTTCATTATCGCTATATTTATGATCTTTATAATTATTTATAATGCTTATCATGACCGCAAAAAATAAAAAACAAATACTTTTTTTAATCCTTTAATTATAAAAGATACTAAAGATACTATTTTAAATATTTTAATGAGATTTTACAATCAACTGCAAATTATAGGCATCATTATAGTCATTATTCTATATTTTATTTTACCAGATAAATCATCTGAAGGATTCACATCATCCGACAATAATCAAGCTAAATTTCAAGTAATTTATCCAGAATTTAGTGAAATTGAAAAAGTAATAACTTCAGGGGATTATTTTAAATTATTCAAAGAATTAGATTTTCAGGCAAGAGATTGTCCGCCAGTCACAAGTTATTGCAAAAAGAAATATTCCAGTTTATCCAGTTCACTCACACCACTTGAACAATCACAATTCACTATTTTTTATACAGACATTATAGAAAGTATACCAACACAACACCGAAAACATTTTTTAAGACCAGTAATTAAAATTGCAAAGACACATGGGATCGAAAATAAATTTCCTCATACTCATCACGACATCATTTTTTTAGATCAAAAATTCTTTCAAAAAATTTTAAGATACAACAAAGGTAATATTAAAGACTATGTATCAGAAGCAAGTACAATAATTCACGAAATTACACATTTATTACAAAGAGATCAACCTCAAATATATGATAATTTATATAACTCATGGAAATTTCAATCAATTAGTTATCAATATCTAAACTGTAATTTTCCTCATCATATTATCCAACGAATTAGATTAAATCCAGATGAACTTCCTCATTATAGATTTTGGGTATGGAACTCTAAAGTTTTACCTATAGTTCTTTATGAATCTTCTAAAGCCAAAAGTATTAATGACGTTGTTTATATTGGTATGAGATGGGATAAGCCTCATGATAAAATTAGAGCTGAAACGGATTATCTGGATCGTTTTACTGATTACCAGGATTATTTTGGAATAACAAACAATCATTACCATCCACTGGAAATTCATGCTGAATATCAAGCTGTTAAATTTATTGAATTTCTAGATGGATTTATAACTTTACAATCACCAGCATATCTAGAATACAAAAAATACCTAAATTAACTATAAAAAATAATATTTATTTATATTGATAAATATTTTATATAATTAACCACAACACGTTGTGATCTTAGTCATCCTCTTCACTATCTTCCGGTTCAGAGTCGCTGTAGACGAAAGAACCCTGTTCCCGCAGTGCACGAGTCGCTTCCTGCCGCGCCCTGTTAGACAAATTCGGATCCAGTTTCCGCAGTTCCTCATCCAGGTCGTACGGTTCATCAGATCCATCTTCGCCCTCTGGTCCGACATTGGCAAGGCACTCTTCCGGTGGAGGACAACAGAAGTCTTCATCTTCATCGTCATCTGGTGGGTCGCGCAAGTCGTAGACAGTGAAACCTTCTCGATCTCTGTATTTTTTCTGAACTTCAAGTTCGAGCAGAACTTCACTCAGACAGGTTTCGAATTCTGCCGGGGTGAAGTTTTCATTTTTTCTCTTGGCGCGCTCGAAAGCAAGAAAATTAGCTTCTTCTTCCAGCTCTTCTGCCTCTTCTGTCTTCTTCCTTTCCTCTTCTTCATCTACTTTCTCATCGAGCCTAAGAAACCACCCCTCATTGAATTGATTGCTTGTTTTTGAGTTAAGCCTGCGTTGTGCTGGCTCAAAGTTGCAGGCCTCTCCTTCTTCGTCTCCTTCTTCCTCTTCTTCTTCCTCTCCTTCCTCTCCTTCTTCCTCTTCTCCTTCCTCTCCTTCTTCTTCATCTTCTTCTTCATCTTCTTCTTCATCTTCTTCTTCATCTTCTTCTTCATCTCCTTCTTCCTCTCCTTCTTCTTCCTCTCCTCCTTCCTCTCCTTCTTCCCCTTCCTCTCCTTCTTCATTTCCTTCTTCCTCTCCTTCTTCTTCCTCTCCTTCCTCTCCTTCTTCTTCCTCTCCTTCTTCCTCGGTGATGCTGGCGCGGGAGCATCGCGAGGCAACCTGCTTGATTTCCTCGCCGAAGTTCTCTGGACTCAAGCGACCCTGCAACACTGCTGGCAAGGCCGCGGTGGACTTCTCCTTGGAGAGTTCCTCCGGACTCTTGACTTGGAGAATGTCTGGCGAAGGACACATCCTCTTGACATACTTAAGCATCTCAAGGACAACCCTTGGGGTTGCCATTAAGCCGCGTATGTAGGCTTCTTCGTCATCAAGACGAAGATCGGAGTTTTTCATGGCAATCCACTCATGTGCAGCGACTCGCTCCCTGTCAGTCATCTTGCGAGCGAAAAGCTCTTTCACCTTCTCATGAAGAGTCTTAGTCTTCTGGAGAGAACCGGAAAACTCGGAGAGAATTCCAAACAGAGTCGCCGCCGGATCTCCAAAAGACTTGAGCCTCTCCGCATACTCCTTCTGATGTTCTTCGGTAAGGTGCGGCAGCAACTTCTCGAGAGTTTTCAAGATCGGAAATTGCGGTCCTTGCTGAATGGCATTCCAGGCCTCTCTCCACCATTGTTTTTCCTCAGTCTGTGGTTGAATTGCGGGTTTTATCGGAGTCGCAAGCTGCCCCATCAGAACCTTGAGTGCGTGATTGACAAGCTCCTCAAGACTATACTCCGTATCAACGTCACCTTGGTCCCGTGCCCACTCAACCGCCCGCCGACGTCTTTCAAACGTCTCGGTAAGCTTCTTGAGATCAACGCCATGCTTCTCGGCCGTCTTCTTGAGAAGCTTTTCCTTCTGCGCGGCTACGTCAGCCGGCTTCCCCTTATTGCCGGCAAAACCAGCGGACAGATCTAGGGATGTTCCCTCCATCTGAGGATATATAAAATACACTATTAATTATGTTCAATTTTTAGTTAAGACACAATCCAAAAATCCAAAAAAATTAGTAAATAGCTTGAATATACATCAATTATTTATAAAAAATTATATATGTTTAATGTGTTTATATATACGGTACTATTGAAATATTAAATGTGAGACAATTTTGGGTGCTCTAAGTACTTGTCTGTGAATTCTCGCAAAACTGTCATCAAGCGCAGTTTTGTGCTATTGACAATCTCGCTGGTTGATTTTTGTTCTTCAGACAAACAACAATGAAGATTCCAATAATCACTCTCGACTTGATTACGAAAGGTTTGACTGGGTTTCCTTGTCATCTTGAGAACTGGGTCGCTCAGGGCAAGATATGGAATGACACAGAGAAGATTGCAAGTTTCGCGAAGAATGTCGCTGTCATCAAAACTGATCTTGCCATCGTAAAAAGCTTGCACTCCTTGCTGGAATATATTTTCCTGCGACTTGAGAACATCCTCCAGCAAAGTTCGTCCATTCTTCGATTTGTTCTGGTAGAACTGATAATCCTCATCTGATCCATAGAATCCGTACTCGAAAAGTGTCTTAATCCACGGTTGGTAACCATAGAAACACCATAACACAAGCAGATTGTATCGCAGAGTCAAATCAAAGTGCTGTCGCTCTTGTCCTTGTTGCTGCCCTTGTTGTTGTTTCACCTTCTCAAACTGAATCAACATCTCTTCGAACAAGAAGTCAAAATGCTGTGAGAGAGAATGAAACTCAACACCTGTACAAATCTTGCGATATGTATTCTTCTCAATGAAATCACTCAGTGCCACAACAAGTTTCATAAAAGAGTCCAGCATGAGAGTGAATTTGCCTTCCATTTTCTCCACAATGGCATCACAATGACGATCGCCATTCAACAAATCAGCAATGGAATTCACACACTCGAGAATTTCCATTACATTTTCTGTGAGAGTTTTTTTTTGATCCTGAGTCAATTCTGGAAAATTCACAAAAAATCTTTCAAGACCACCAGTGATCCTCGCTCGCTGTAATTCTAGTTGTTCTAGGGATAAAGTCCCATACTGTGTAAAAAGTTTCGAAAAACTCATATTAATATTTAACTAGGAACAATGAATATCAATTTTTTGATCCAGTTTCAACCAAAAAACCTAGAAAATATCAGAAAACTAAGGAAATAAAAAATATATTTAATAATAGTTATTATATATAATAATGTTTCCATCTACTTAATGAGATTGAGTTTGTTAATAATTTTTTGCCAGAATTCAACACTACGTTGGCATGTGGCAATCCGCTCATTCAACAACTCAATACTATCATACTTCTTCTTTTTTGGAGGAGGCTCACCAGAAACTGTTTCCTGATTGTTTTTAATGTTTTCCTCCAATGCAATTCTGAGCCTTAATAAACAAGTATCAACACATTCCTGTTCCTGTTGTGATGATAATTCTTCGGACAAAGATTTTTCAAGAGATAAGCCTTGAGCCTCTGAAATAATCAGAGCACAAATGATCAGATTGTCTTCACAATTATGTCGCGAGTAACAATCAAAATATTCTTCAAGCATAAGAATGATTTCATAATTTTCTGAAAGATTGCCGACTCTAAGATTACAGTAAAGATTTTTAACAGCCATCGATACCGCAGAACATTTATATTTGTCCTTCTCTGAAAAAACACCTGGAAAAATTTCATTAAAAAGTCGAACCAACTCAATAGAGTCCTTAATCCTTTGCTTCTTCTCATCATCAAATGGGTTGCTATTGCAAACATTCAGTAGCACACTATAGAGAAATAGGTCACCCATCAGGGTCGACCCTTTCGAGAGCGTCCAATGATCAAAGTCCTCTTTGGATCCGTAAAACTTCTTCTCAATGAGTCTGGTAATCCACATAGGATCACCAATCTGGTATGCTATTGTGAACAATAATTTCCGACACTCAAAGTGAAACTTCTTGCTGCAATCAGTCCTGCTGCGAAGTGAACTAGTTTCAGAGATGATGTTATCAAAAGCTACAAGCATTGTATCAAATAACAAGCGTCCTAGTTTTAAATATTTTGGTAATTCAATATTAGGATATTTGTGTAAATTGAGATATTTGCCGCCGCATAGCAATCCTTTATCTAAGTTGTCTGAGTTGAGCAATAAAATCTTTATGCCATCAAAAATGTTGATGATTGTTTCCTTTTCAAAAATTCTGATGACTGCATACAAATCAGAATCACGTTCATGTAAATTTTGAGAAAGCAAACAGATTTTTGAAACCCAATCCTCAAAACGGGAAATTTCTTTAAAAATGTCTTTGTTGAAGCATGCATGAGGAGAAATATTATTAAACTCTGGAAGACCACACTTTAAAAATGCCGACCATGTGAGTCCAGCAGGTTCTAATTGAGACAAATGCTCCACGTTGGTTGTTGCTGCCGCACTCATACTACTATTTCACTAAAATTTAACTTGTTTTACTAAATTATTTTAATAAATATCAATTTTTCAGTTGACATTTTAACCAAAAAACACCAAAAAAAACCCAGAAAATATCAGGAAACTAAGCAAATAAAAAATATATATTTAATAATAGTTATATCTAATCTAAAACGTGTTATAGAAGAGTAAAATATTTATGTTGTTGATTGGGTGTTATAGAGCATTGTAGTTACTTTTCCATCTGGATGTGAAACTTGTGTTTCAACTTTACCATCATCATAAATTTTAAGGGATCCATCCTTATCCACAAACGTTACAGACCCATTATGATAAACAATATTAACAACTCTATAATCGTCAAGTGTAGTCGTAACAATACTTTCCAATAAGTCCTTTCCAAAAGGATCTAATTTGTATATAACCTTATGAGTTCCATCAGGATAAATAGTTTCACGATCTCCATTCGCATGAACAATTTGCGTAAATCCACCTGGATGCCTGGTCATACTATATCCACTTGGATGCATATTTTGAATAGTAAGATCCGGTTTTAAAATCACAACTTGTCCAGATGGGTAATATAAAGTTCTTGTACCATCTGGAGCAGTTGTATGAATTTTCTCAATAATTTCTTTGTGTGGATAGCATATTGTTGGTATAAAAGTTGTTCGTCTTCCATTTGGAGCTGTTGAACGAATCATTTTATTCATGCAATTAATTTCTGTATTCTCAAAAAAGGTTAAAACTGTTTGAGCATCCTTCGCATCAATCACAAAAGGTTCATCAACATCCGGAAATGCTATTTTTAATTTTTTATCATTTCGCGATATAATTGTACCATCGTGATAAATTTTAGACAAAGTTCCACTCAAATAGTATACATCAGTTGTTCCATCTGGTTTAAACTCCCAATGAATAATTTTATCAGTTATACTTGATAATTCAAAGTCTTTTGGTAAATTCCGCACTGGTGCTGTCATTTATTTGTATATACTTTTAATTATATTAATAATATCAATTTTTTATATATATATATATTCTTAAAAAAGGCATACGACATCAAAAATTTCTGAAAAATTGTACTAATTGATATGGGTAAACTGGAAATACATCTTGATTGGAGTCATGTTTACTGACAATTCCATTTTCTATAATTTCAATAAACCCTTCCGGATAAAATCTTGTAATAATTTTATTGACCTTTAACTCAACTTTTCCATTAAAATAATATGATATTGTTGCATCCGTTCCAGAAATAATAACTGTGTTGTCACATTTAATAGTAATAATTGTTTTATCTGGCATGGTAATTTCAATATTCTGTTCCAGTAAATATTTTTTAATAACAATACCTAATTGATATGTAATAGTTTTAGTATCATCATTTGGATCATAAATCTCATTAGATCCATCTTGATAAAATTTTGTAATAACTCCATTTGGATAAGTAACTACTCTTGTACCATCCGGTAATCCATTTGTGAATGTTGTACCATCTGGATTAGTTGAGGTTACAATATTTAGAGGATCCTGTGTTAGTAAAGTATTATTTTCACAAATAGCCATAGTTGTCCCACCTGGATATGTTGTTGTTCTAGCAACATGATGCTTCAAAAATACTGTTCTAGGCGTATATGTCCATGGTGTTCCATTCATTTTTTTTTCAAATTTAGCATGTGCAAACCCAATATTTCCAAACTTCCACTCTTTGACATTTTTATGTACCAAATCCCATGAATTCAAAATAACATCTTGATATTCTTGTTCTTCCTCAGGTTTAGCATACGAAAATCCAACATTACCAAATTTTAATTCCGCAATATTTTTTTCAGCTATATCCCAACCAATATTACTATCAACATTAATGTGAATATGAATATTCTTAACATTCATATTCTTAACATTCGTTCCAGAATGAGTCTTGAGAATACTCTTTTTGTTATTGTGTGTTGATCTATTTAATATTGGACTTACAGGTTGATGAATGCGTTGTTTCCTACGATTTAATGAAAAGTTAAAATATTGATTGGGATAATAAGTATGTTGTTGCGATGCGTTTCTCATGTAAGAGCTTTTAATTTCTTATTTTATTATAGACAGTATTGCAAATCAATTTCTAAATTAAAAAAGTTGATCCAAAAAGGATAAAAAATAATATAACATTGTATAGTAATTATGACTGTTTATTTGGGTGCACATACAAGTATTGCGAATGGTTTTTTGAATGGACTCAAATATATTGAATCAATTGGAGGTAATGTGAGTCAAGTTTTTTTGGGTAATAAATTAAGTGCTCAATTAAAGTTTAAAACTAAATTATCAGATCAAACTATCACTGAAATTCGTCAATATCTTAAACAAAATGATCATATGCTATTTGTTCATGCAGCATATGTTTTAAATTTATGTAGTAAACCACCAACTAGTCAAGCAATTCAATATCAATTAGATAATTTAAAATATGATCTTGAATTGGGATATAAAATAGGTTTTAGTGGTTTAGTTGTTCATATAGGATCTAAATTAATGTTAGATCGCGATATAGCATATAAAAATATGGCTGAATGTATAATTGAAGTTATAAATAGAAGTGCCGGAGATGGGCGAATTATTCTAGAAACACCAGCTGGACAGGGTACCCAAATTGCGACTTCTCTAGAGGATCTCGTCAAACTCTGGCAATTGTTTCCAAATAAATTTCATAACAGATTGGGTATATGTGTTGATACATGTCATATTTTTAGTTCTGGAGAACCGATTCATACTCCTGATGGTGTTCTAGATTACTTTAAAAAATTTGATCAATTAATTGGTCTTAAACATCTTTATCTAGTTCATTTAAATGATTCAAAAAAACCATTAAATTCTAGAAAAGATCGTCACGAAAACTTGACTGAAGGTTACATATATAATAATTATTTTGGAGGTAATATAGAATCCCTCAAAATCTTAATGCAATATTTAGCTAAACATAAAATTCCAGCGTTATTGGAAACGCCTGGAGATGGATCCATTAATGATTCTGATGCCGGTTCATATCAATCTCAATTTATTTTCATACAATCACTAGTACCAATTTATAAAAAATTACCTAAACCTAGTATTTATCTACACACACAATATCTTAACAAAAACAAATACAAATCCACACACAAACATCATTCACATCTTAAAACTCTCAATAAAACCTTTAATAAAACTTCAAATAAAATTTCAAATAAAATGAAAAATCAATCTGGTGGAATGTCTATCTGGAGTTCCAGAGAACCTAATAATAAAATTATTAAAATATTAAACGAATTAAGTTATCAATATCAAATTCGGAAAGAAATATTCCGTTCTAGAGCATTTGGTAATGCTGCTTTAATTTTAACGGAATTTAATGAAAAAATAATATCAACAGATCAGATTAAGGATTTACCTAGAATTGGTAGAGGTATTATAGAAAAAATAGATGAAATTCTAAAAACAGGTCATTTAAAAATTCTAGATGAACTAAAGAATGAACATGTACCTCAAGATAATAAAACATCTGAAATTCAACATATTGAAGAATTAACATCTATTCTAGGTATAGGTCCCCAACTAGCTAAAAAATTTATTAAGAATAATATAAAAACTATAAAAGATTTAGAGAAAAAAGTAAAAGATGGTGAAATTACTTTAAATCATCAACAAATGATAGGTTTAAAATATCATACAGATTTAAATAAATTAATACCTAGAGAAGACGCTCATAAAATTGTTCTAAATATAAAAAAAATGATCAAACGTAATAAAACATGGGCAAATCTAGAAATAATTCATGCTGGATCATATCCATCTGGGAAAAAGGCTTCAAAAGATATTGATGTATTAATTTTTGATCCTAGAATAAAAACTAGAAAAGATTTAGAAACATCAAATCTGTTACCTGAAATATTGAATCATTTGGTTGAAAAAAAGTTAATTTTGGAGACTTTAAGTTTAGGAAAAACTAAATTTCTAGGGTTAGTGCCACCAGAACCAAATTCAAATTTTGTAAAACATTTGGATATTAGATTAATACCTTTGGAAAGTAAAGTACCAGCTTATTTTTATTATACTAGCGGTGGTAAATTTAACCAAATGATTAGACAAGTTGCCAAAAGTAGAGGGTATAAGTTAAGTGAATGGGATTTGACAGATTCTAATGGTAATGTAATACCAGTAAAAAATGAAGAAGAAATTTTTAAAATTTTAAAGATTTCATTTATACCTATGGCTGATCGTAGAAAAATAATTTAGAAACTTTATTAATTTTAATCTTCTGATACGTTATTATTACTAAATTGTTTTACATCCATTATTTGATAATTATTAACATATCCACGACATAATGGACAACTATCAGATTTATTTGAATCATTCAATAAACATTCCATACAAATACAAATATGACCACATGGATTGCAAGCGATTTTAGACGCATTATCTTGACATATAACACATTTATTACTTATTTTATAATTAATCTTAATCAAACGTTTCAGATTTAATTTATTTTTAATAGCATATGGTATTATATCAATATATGTTTGTGCATTTTTATTAACATAACTAGGATTACATCCATTCATCAATAATATATTAATACCTTTGATTAAATGTGATGATACTTCATAATTTGGGTTATCACGTTCCAGGATATATTCATCTTTAATTACTGTTGCTAAAAATGTTAATAAATTATCTTCGTTATCATTATAATTCACAATTTGATTAGAGTTCGCACCATGATCTAAAAATAATTGAATTATTTTAGGTAAATCAGGTCCTAAATTAGGTGATTGTGCTAAAATATATTCCAAAGGTGATATTTCTGTCTTAGAATAAGAATCATAAAATTTTTTATTCAAATCGGCCCCAAATTCAATAATTGTTTGTGCACGACTCAAGTCAGATTTAATTGCAGCATAACAATATATAGGAATATTTATGACCATTCCTTTTGTAGTATTAATTTTACATAAAGTATCTGGAGTAATATCCCATAATTGTTCTTGATAAATCTTTTTGACTAGATGAGTTGGAAATTTTTTATTGCCCAACATTTTAACTAAAAAAAAATCTTTTGAAATTTGAAAATCATCTGATAATCCAATTATCCAATTTAATATATCTAATTGCATTACAGGTGTTTTTTGTAAAAATGATTCTAAATTATTCATTATTATATTATAACAACACCAAATAATTTTTAACTAGAAGTTGATTTAGAAGTTGATTTAGAAGTTGATTTAGAAGTTGATTTAGAACAAGAAGATGCTAGTGTTTTTCTAACATTCATCAATTCGTATCCTAAAAAATTAGTTCCTTTCCATTGTTTTGGATCTAATACTCTAGGATCAGTCGATGCTAGTTTGACACCCCAAATACCGTCATAGGGGCTAGCTTCGCATATTATTTTATCACCAGTGTTCAGGAGAGCTTTTTGAGCGACTGGATGTTGTGAAAATTTGAGGAGTAAACCGTCATACATAATTTTACGACATTTTTGATTCCAAACATCTTCCTTAAAATTTTTAACAAGCCGTCCCAATCTTTTGTGTTCTTTTGGATCAGTCGCCAACATTATTTTTGTTTCTGATGCGGCATCATTAAATAATCTAGCTTTTTCAGCCATCATCCATTGTTCTGTACAAATATATTTAGTACCATCTTGAGATACAAATTGATAATCTTTACCATCTAGGGGAGTTGTCCACCAATTGGAGAAAGGTGAATTATTTTTGAAAAATGGAAATACTTCTGTCATTTATTTTATAATTATTATCAAATACTTTTATATATTCAATTTTATCCTAGAGATACACTTGAAAAAAAATATTTACTTAATTAGAATTTTTAATGTTTTAATGTTTTTATTTACGGATTGAGTTCGAAAGAATATTGGGGATCTAGCTTAGGGTTAATTTTCTTGCATTCTGTCAAATACATTTCAAATATTTGTGGGAAAGTCCTACTTTTTTTTGTTGTAAAGTAAGCTTCATATTGTTCATTGAAAAATGTTTCTGACAATTTTAAATTTTGCAACAAATCCGCATTATATGTTTCAGTGATTTCTTTACGGTAAAACATCGAAATCATATTATCTAGTTTAACAATATATAATCCAACATTCTTAATATCATCTTTAATAAAATCAATGAATTCCGTGTGGTCAGTTGAGTTAATGAATTCCTGTCTCAATACACCAGAACTGTTGTATGGTTGAATTCGATGATCTAGAAAAGCCCAATCATGTTCAGTAGATGTCTTATTCAATTGTCGTCGTCTAGTATGATCAGAGTCTGTTGTAATTTGTAGAGTCCAGCTATACATAATCTTAATTTTATCAAGCCATACTTTTAAAATGTAATATGAAAATCCAAATGCCCTTAAAACATTTGTTTCTTGCGATGCATATGTTGCTCCTGAAGCAACACTTGAAAAAACCTTATTCATAATATAAATAGAGATTTCACGATTTGCTTGTTGAGTTGTCCGATAGAAAACTATATGTCCATCTTCATCCAATCCAATCGCTGGATGATAATTAATATTAAATATAGTGTCTGCCATACAGTTTCCTGGAGGGATGTGAACATATGGATTGTTTTCATATCTTTTACCATAAGTATCACCAGTAAAACTCCATACAGCAATACTCATTTTGTTATGTAAATTTTTAATTATCTTGGAAATAACATAGTCCTCTACTCTTGCTGCAAAATATGCAAATGATATTCTTTCATGGCATTCTGGAGTTGGATCAATGTACCAATTCCCTTCTGGATATGAATGTCCTTCATGAAATTCTTTTCCATTAGGAAATAATGTAGGTGGGTTCAAGGTATAATTTGGATCAATTAGGATGACATAAGGATGAATTACACTTAAATCCTTAACAATTTCTTGCAAAAATGGTGGTTTCTCATGTTGATGTTCTGCGGCTATACCTGGTGAACTACCAATCATCAGAAAAAGAACAGGTATCAATCCATCTTGAGGTATTGTATTAATTAAAGTTGCACATTCGTCAAAAGTTAACTCTCTTTCTGGAGGATTACTATAAGCCATTAGGTATTTACTATTATTTTAAAATAAACAAATGAATCAATTTTATATATATAAAAATAGTGTTCAAATGTCCAAAAATTACCATATATTCTAGATGCAATAGTAACTGGAATAATATTTTTTTTTAAACTTTCCAGGACATAAAAGTAAAAATTCTAAGATGTTCTAGATGTGTTTACATATCACATTCAAGAGCATTCGGATATTTTCGTAAATTTTACGATATAATTCTTAAAATAACTAGAATAATTAAATAACATTCGTAATGATTACGAAAGCTTCCGAAAACTTTTGACATTTTATGTCCTGTTCTTGTGGTATGTTGAGCCTTTGGGGTGTCAGACATTAAAAAAACATTAGTAAATCACTCATGAAATATACTGGGTAAATTTAAATTGTTTTAATTCACGATCTTTTTGATAAAACAAAAGTAAAATATTAGAGTGTTCTAGATGTATTATGGTAACCGATTGATAAAATGATTAATTGCATTTCGTATATTTTTGAAAGAATAATTAATTGTTGCTGATTTTTGAACTGAAATACCATTTTGTTTAATAATTACTGATAATAATTTATCAGTGAAATCCGGATTATTATCTCCTATTAAAATTGTTTGCCAACCAAGTGAATATCCAACTATTAAATTATATACAGAATCTTCAAAATAATAACACACATCATTCTTTTTAATAGAACATAATTTAATTAATATTTGAAATGCTTTTGGATCTGGTTTAACTGTTCCCAGGACATCACGATCTAGAATCAAATCAAATACAGAATTCAATTTCATAGCTTTTAAAACATTAATAGTATGCATATGAGTACCATTTGTAAATAATACTTTCATACCAGGTAATTTTTTTATAGTTTCACTTAATTCTGGATCTTCTTCTAATCTATTATAATCAAATTTTCCATCAAGTCTATATATTGTATCATCCATATCAAATATCCAAAATATCATAAAAATTAAAGTTTTAATCTTTTATTACTTTGTTTAGATTAAAGTTTTGAACCATTAACGAATATTATTAACGTCATGCAAAAAGGTAAAAAAAATAATAATAATTAATTAATTTTATATATAAACCATTAATAGGATCTTAGACTGAAAGTTAGTGTTTTAGCTTTTTTGCAAAGTGATAGTCTTACTAAGTGATTCAATATCAGAATCATTCTTAGCAGAAAGAAGTTTCGTAATAAATTGTGGATCACTACTGATGTAATTGTTCGGAAGCTCACGAACCCAATATGAACTTGAATCAATAAACTTTTCATGTGGCATCCCAAGAGATGTATTGATTTTCAACAGATTAGCAATTTGTAGAATTACATCATCATAAAATTTTGAAAACTTTGTCAAAAACTTTGTATCATTGTCATAGTACCCACCATTTTCATGAGATTCATAACCAAATAACATACAATTATGGCGAATAGCCACCATAACAATACGAAGAATCTTTCCAGATTCTGTATTTGCATCAATCTCATTTGAATCAGTAATTAATGTCCTAAAAACATTAAGATCTTGATCAGAAAGATTTTCAAGAATCCTTAGAAATCCCCAAAAATAATTAGTCCCATATGAGGGAAGACCTGAAGTATATTCTGTCATAGCTTTGTAATATATTATCAATAATAAATATAATCAATTTTATATATATATATATTAGTCTAACTAAAAATGAAATATTTATTTTATGCGGATTGATTACATGACGCTGGTTTGCGGAAAAAATCAAAACTTATTTCAAACACACATGGACCACACTTTAAAGGCAATATTAAATCTTTTAATTGAGTTGATCTAGTCATAGTAATATTAGTATATTTACGTGCATTGAAATCCATTTTTAATTGTTCAGATGGTTTATATAGCTTATAATTACAATTAAATCCAAAACTATTAAAATATTTTTGGAATAATGCAAAATCCTTTTCGCGTAAAGAATTTAAATCTACCTTTCCATTATTATCCCCATGTTTTATTTTCATACCTTCTGTAAAAATCATTAATAACATTTCAAAAATTTCAGTTAAATCCATATCTTCAGTAATTCCAAAAGACACAGATTCTTCTTCTTTAGGTTCTGATGTAAATATTTTAAAAGCTATTTCAGCAGCTGACGACATATTTTATATTAATTGTTCTATTAATACTTCTACTAAATTCTTAAGTTAAAAAAAATAATTATTTAATTATAAATTATTAAACTAAATTTAAACTTTAAACTTTTCAAGTGCGACAATAAGTACCTTCGTATCCTTGTACAGTCTTAGGTGTATCAAAGAGTGTCAAGGTAATACCATCTCGAGTATTTTGATAAGTGTTACTCTTTTCGAACAGTTTGAGCAAACTGTGTAGGTGTGGCTTTTCATCTGGTGTGGTTGTGTTTGTAACAGAATTCAACACTGTATTCGACTCAACTGGTTGAACACCTTGAGCTGTCCATCCTGTTACATGATATACAAGTGTTGTACTCGGAAGAGTATTCAAATCAGTGAAAGACGCTGGATCAACATCAAGGATGATTGATCCACACACAACATCATCCTTCACAAATGTTCCAATCCAAGAAAGTTTCTTGGGCTTTCCCTCTTCGTGCGGCCACTGAGCCATCTTAGCGCCATATGCCATTGTGATATGTGTGTTGTGTTGAGTTGCATCTGGATTTGTTTCCAAAAACTTCTCAAAATGATCTTTGAGACTAGGAGTCGATGTAAGATTGTGGTATGGGGTAGAATAACCAGCATATATGGCCTTACTCTTCTTGTTCTTTTGATCAGTGACATTTGGTAGCTTATAAGGCTCTGGCGCGTTATCAAACTTGTTCATCAAAGATGTCCCTGTGTATCTGGCATTGAACCAGGTACGAACGGAATTCACCTTAACATCGATGGAGTTTTCCAGATCAAGGAAAATCATTTCAGATGGTTCTGTTGGAAAAACTAGTTGACTTGAAGCATTCCTGAGAATCTCAATGACAGTCAAAGTTCCAGTTCCCTCAAGTGTCAAACTCTCATGACTGTCCTTGGTCTGACGATTTTGTAGAATTCGGTCGAGAATAACATTCGGAATTTGTCCTTGAACGGCATCTGTAATACCATGACAAACGAAGAATGGCACAACAAGTAGATTGTCCTTCGACTTCTTGAGGCGACCTAGTGCATTCGCAAAATCCCACAATAGAGTATTTCGAAGCTCAACATTTAGGTTAGTTCGATCCAAAATAAGAGGTCCCTTAGTATTAACAAAATATTGAATACATGTCTCCACGAGCTTCTTACGATCTCCTCCGCATTGATCTTGTGAAATGACAACAGCAAATTCCTTTGATGTCGTAGACTTTCCAGAACCCATCAATCCAACATTGATCCCAAGGGGAATCAATACGGGCTTTCCACGTTGATCCATCAGTAGTGTGTTATAGTGTGTTGTATAGTTATCAAGATCACGATACTGTTTCAGATTCATAAAATGTTCAATGACAACTGGATGATCTCCGTCATTGAGCTTTCCAATAAAATCACTAGTACATTGATTTGATCGAACCCAAAGCCACCAAAGAACATAATGTTTAGCCAGTCGAAGATGAAGATTTTCAGGAGCTCCGAACATCTTCAGACGTGACATGTGACCATCAAGTGTTGGAACAATTTCACTCTTGGAACCATCCGAAATACATTGACGAAATTCGCGTAGGTAAAGATACCACCACGTCTTATACTTCAACTTCATTGTAGTATGATCCGTATAATGAATTGTAATAACTCCACCCTCATTGGTATTGCCCTCACAATCATAATTTTGACACACCTTTAGAGCCTTCTCAAACGAATCTGGCCCACTCATTCGAAACAGAAGCTTAACAACATCAAAACCGAATTCAACACCGAAAGTTTCCATCTCCTCAAGAGGCATCTTCAAACCATCCTTAAGAGACACACCATGCATAATAAGTGATCCAACCTTATCACCAGCGTCCATAGAAACGTGGCGATCAACTCCCATAACCTCAAATGTCATTGAAGTGATGTTTCGCTTGACTAGATTTTGATACAATTGATCCATGGTATGTCCCTTCTTTTCAACGTAGGCCTTAAATGCAGTGCAGCCAAGATCAGAGTACATATTGGATGTACCCCGCTTACTGAAAAACATGAATAGGAAATGATCTTGGAGCTCTGGTGGAGCAACTAGACAAAGAATCTGAGATCCAGAAACCTTCTCGTGCACCTCAACCATCTCAATTGATGACTTCTTCGAAATAATGTTGGAAGCAATAGTATCAGGGTCAGATGGTGTATCGATGTTGTAAAACTTACGATGAGCTCCACTGTCATAATACTGATATGTACCATCCAAATTAGTAATTCGGATCAAGGCATGACAACGAAAAAGATGGGTGCACCTCAAATAATCTTCGTCCTTGTTAAGAGTCATCATGAAAAACTCAACAAATCTTCCATCAGAAAGTTTAAGCGATCCGATAGTGTTACCATCCGATCGTGACTTCTTATCAAATGATAGAAACTCCTTAACAACAGGACAAGAAGCACCATCCTTTGGTGTAAGAGTACCACTTGACTTCTGGTTTAGAGTGATTTTTTCAGTAGAATTAGAATTTGTAATAATAGATTCACCAGGACCCAAAGAGGCGGACTTGTTGTCCTTCTTGGATGTCATGTAAATTTGGTGAATTCCGTCGGCGATTGTTCGCGGGAGTACTGTAGCAGACATGTTATTGTTTATTCTTTTAAACAATAAATGGAATCAATTTTATTCTTATTTTATATAGTAAAAATGACTAAAAAATTGATTGTGATATATTACTCCGGTGTTATGTAAATTAATACATGAATTCTTTATTAGATAATGATCAAAATGAGCCATTAGCAAAAAAAATTAAAATGGAACAATCAAATGAATCTTTGGAAGAAATATTACGTTTTATGGAATGTCCTATTTGTTTATTTCCATTACACAATGTAATATGGAATTGTGAAATGGGGCATCCAATTTGTGAAATGTGTTATAAAAAAATTAAAAAAAACAATAACATCAAATGCCCAGTATGTCGTAATGCTATATATAATAGAGCGACGTGTCTGGAAAGATTTGCATCAAGTATGGATTTGTGTAAATTATTTAAATGTCCTTATCAAGATTGTGGATTATTATTCACTAAAAGTCAAATTAAAATTCATTTGCAAGAATGTGAACATCAACCAATCTATTACCCTTTCGATTTTCAAAAATATTATTACAATCTCAATGAATATTTATTATTTTTAAAGAATTCTGGATTCAAAACTATTGTATCAAATATGTCATCCACATATGAGCTAACTGTTAATGATGATATTGCAGATATATATGAACAAATAGGGTTAAGAATATCAAATATTAATTACGCATTTTATTTTGAAGATGAACAAATAATAATATATTTAATAGGAAATTTTGAAAACGATAAATATAATCTCTTCAGTTATGGTTTATTTTATCAATTAATATCACAACACAGCAAACATAAAGATATCGCTTTATCATCCGAATTATCAATGTATTTATCTCCAAATGATATAGAAAATTGTAGTCCTTTACGAAAAATTTCAGTTTATAAATCAACTTTAACTAGCAATATTATTAATATATTTAATGTAATTGATAATACTCAATCATGGAAATATGCGGACAATATGATTTATTATAATTCCGTATTGGAAAGATTTAACAATATTAGTAAAAATATCAATATCAGTGTTAGTTTCAATATTGATAAAAGAAAAACACAAGAAATTGATAATATTGACATACAATCATAAATGTATTCTTCTTGTATTCTTCTTGTATTCTTCTTGTATTCTTCTATTTTATTTTTTATTTTTTATTAATGTATACTTTTTATTAATGTTTACATAACACATTCAAGAGCTTTCGGAATATTTCGTATAAATCACGAAATAACACTTGAAAATCTAGAATTATCAAAATAATATTCGTGGTGATTACGAAAACTCCCGAAAACTTTTGACAATTTATGTCCGGTTCTTAAGGGGGTGTTGAGTCTTTGGGATATCAGGAGTCAAAAAAACATTAGGGAATCACTCTATTAAAACCATTGGGTAAATAGAAATTGTCTTGAGGGGACATTAAATAAAAGTAAAAATTTTAGAATGTTCTAGTTGTAATCAATCTAGAATAATATGTTTTAAAAACTTTCTAGGGCACAAAAGTAAAAATTTTAGATTGTTCTAGTTGTAATTGAATCTAGAATAATATTTTTCAAAAACTTTCTAGTTAAATAAAGTAAAAATTTTAGATTGTTCTAGTTGTAATGAATCTAGAATAATATTTTTTAAAAACTTTCTAGTTAAATAAAGTAAAAATTTTAGAATGTTCCAGTTGTAATGAATCTAGAATAATATTTTTTTAAAACTTTCTAGGACACAAAAGTAAAAATTTTAGATTGTTCTAGTTGTAATGAATCTAGAATAATATTTTTTTGAAACTTTCTAGGACACAAAAGTAAAAATTTTAGATTGTTCTAGTTGTAAATGAATCTAGAATAATATTTTTTAAAAACTTTCTAGTTAAACAAAGTAAAAATAAATTAATGTTCGTTTGCAATTCTTGTTTCGTTTATCCATCTTTTAGTCAAATATCCATTTAATAATTTAGCAATTTGCTCACAAATCAATATTGTTGCAATAGAAGATGCTAATAATACTAGCCAATATATAATATCAGATATAGACCATATAAAACCTTTATCTATATCACCAAAAATATATTTAGCAATTAATGAAGTTATAAGTGGGATCATTAAATATATTGACATATTTGATTTATTGGGAAACATTAACAATATAACGGTTGCTATTGTGACTAATGAAACATTTTTAATTAATAAACCATAATTTAAGTTCTTGGAAAAATTAATAATTTCAGCGGTGGTCATAATAATAATAATACAGAATATTTTATAAAGTATTTAACTTTAACATATTGGAGTAATGTTCCATTTATATTTACATATCACATTCAAGAGCTTTCGGGAATATTTCGTATAAATCACGAAATAACACTTGAAAATCTAGAATTATCAAAATAACATTCGTTGTGATTACGAAAACTCCCGAAAACTTTTGACAATTTATGTCCGGTTCTTAAGGGGGTGTTGAGTCTTTGGGGTATCAGGAGTCAAAAAAACATTAGGAAATAACTCTATTAAAACCATTGGGTAAATAGAAATTATCTTGAGGGACATTAAATAAAAGTAAAAAAAAATAAAAGAATGTTCTAGTTATGATTGAATCTAGAATAATACTTTTCAAAAACTTTCTAGATAAACAAAGTAAAAATTTTAAAATGTTCTAGTTGTATTCCTTAAAATTTTTGGATCAATAAAAATGTTTATCTGAAACTTTAATTAATCTGCAATCACGTGTCAAATGTTCATCAACAGTGCAAACTAATCTATACCTAGAATCAGGTGTTCTAGCACTAATATATCCGTCTGTTGTAACTTTTTGTGGTCTAGATGTTGTAACTGGATTACATATATTTTTATAAGTATTTTGCCTCCAATATGTTCCTGGATAACATACATTTGGATCAACTAAATTTCCAGGTGGTATTGGTTGAAATCCTTCTTTTCTAGATTTTCTAGAATTTAAATAGAGATAAATAAGTATCAATAAAATAGCTAATAAAAAAATATCAGTATTGTTCATGTCTTTTAATTTAGATGATGATAAAAATATTTTCAAACATTTTTTGAAAATTGTATATTTACACCATAATAAATATATCTAGTCATATATTCATCAACATCACCTATACCATCATCATCATGATCATTATTCAAAAACATTGTTCTATTAATATGCATTGTACTCATTACATTTTCTATCTTTGTAAAATAGTCTGAATTATATTCTGAACATATTTGACGAATATTGATTAAATTAATAGGAAATTGGAGTAATGGTTTAATAAGAAGTTGATATTGTGTAAAATCAATAGATAATAATGTTTCCGATTTAGTTTTAGTTTTATTTGGAGATATACATATAAGTTTAATTACACCAAAACCTTCATCATCTAATTTAAATGGATTATCCCAATGATAAATAGATACTTTTTCTTGATCCCAATAGGTCATTAACCATACTAGTAGTAGTGGTAATATGGGATCAGTACTGGATTCTAAATCAAAATCATGTTCATCAGTTTCTTTGACAATTATGCGAAAACATAATCCATGATTTGTGTGATTTGAGAGAAATCCACCATTTTTAATTATTTCAGAACTAAGCCTTGAAACCATTGTAGTATTTGCCAATAAAATATATAATTCAATTTTTTATCAATTATACTTTATATTTGAGCATGAACATACCAAGGATAATGATTAATACGATAACCACCTTTTTTAGGAATTGGTGTAGGTGTATTTCTAGAACATTTTAACTGACAACATGAATTTTTCCAATTCTCAGTTGATTGGTTGAAATTATAACAAACAACCAATGCAATTAATAATGAAAATATAGCGATCATCAATGAAACTTTAGTATTTTTCATTTTATAAATAAATTAGAAATTAAAATGGTTTTTCTTAATGTTTTTTAATGTTTATCACCTACTTCATGATTATAATCAGTCATTTTAATATTATATTTACCATCTGCATTAATTGATCCATCATTAAGCCAATAAATACCTGGTTGTGGAATATAATTATTACCCATTCTATTTTGACCACCTGGATAATGAAAAACAGCACCTGGAGGCGGATTTGCTGACCTTAAATTATTATGAATCATATTAGTTGTTGTTGGATATACTGGGATAGCACCCCATGGACCAGTAGCTGGTGGACCACTAAATAATCCACCATTAACTGGAGGTTCTGGGATAGATGTGGTTGGATTATTGGCTCTTAAAGCTGGTGGAATTTCAGATTCCACATCAACTGAATAGTCATTTTTCAAATGAATAATCTTTTTATTCTGAACTGAGTTAGAATTCATTTGTATATTATATGCGAAAAAAAAATTTAAAATTCTTTTCTAAAAGTTAAATAAGTAATAAAAATTATTGAGAGTCAATATGGGTAATGCATATTCAATTTCATACACATGTTACATCCAACTTCTTAGTCTATGTGATTATTATTTAGAAATTAACAATCAAAATTTGAATGAAGTTTATCCTAGAATTTATGTTGGTAATCTCTCAACATCATTAAATAAAGAATTATTAAAACAAACAGGTATTACACACATCATAATAGCCTTAACTGGTTTATCACCATCCTATCCAGAAGATTTTAAGTATTTATCTTTATCCGCAATAGATGATAAAAGCTTTAATCTCAGCCAACACTTCGAAAATAGTAATAATTTTATTGAACAAGCCCTACAAAATAAAGATAATAAAGTTTATGTTCATTGTGTTTGTGGAGTTTCTAGAAGTGTTTCTATAGTATGTGCATATTTAATAAAAAAATATGGTATTACACCCGTTGAAGCCATCGCAAAAATTCAAACACAACGCAAATGTGCAAACCCAAATGAAGGATTCATCGCACAACTAGGAGAATACCTCGAAAATAATAAATTCGAAAAAAATAAATTACCAAATTTTTATCCAGAATAACTAAATTACCTTAATATTACCTTAATATTACCTTAATATTGTTTAACATAATAACATTGATCCCTATGCACAGGACATCTATGTCTATCATAATACTCAATTGGTTTTTGTTTAATAGGCTTCTGTTTAATAGGCTTAATAGGTTTATATGTAATAGGTTTACAAGGTTTAATATAATTAGTTGATTGAAAATCAGGTTCTAAATATTGTTGATCATAATAAACTAGATCATTATAGACAGGATATGTATTGTTTGTAGATGGTGTTGGAATATAATGCAAGTTATATTGAATAGAACCGTTTTCTATTAAATTATAATGCGCATAACAAAAACTATAATTACCATATACTGATTTATCACAATTTCCCATTTGACAAGTATGATTTGGACAAAATAACCCTTTTCTTATTATTTTTTTACAATTATCATAAGAACATCGATGAATCGCACAAATTACATCATTATCTTTAGTTATATTAGAACATCCATCAATTATACATGTATTTTTTTGATAATATTTTTGATAATGCTCTAGACAGTATTGAGCTTGACCATTTTTAATAGCTAACATATCACAATCTGGATATATACAATTACATTCCGGGCAAAATCTTTTTAAATCATAAGCTAATCCGTTGCACTTTGTAAATTGACATATATTTGCATTTTGGTGCATATGACATCTTCCTCCAAATTTTTTAAAACCATTTCGTGGACAATGTGGTATCCAACAATTTTTTCGATGAGAAAAGATATTTCCCATAATTAAATATATTCTAGATAATCATTTTGAAGAAAACTTATATTTAATTTTAACTAAAACATCAAAAAAAATAAAAATACTTCTATTTTATTATAACCCCGTTGGAGGACAATCTTTGCAATCAACACAATTAGTACAATCTTGGCAATTAACACATTCTATACAATTGACTGATCTATGAGTATTTACGCAATTCATACAATTGTTTAAGTTGGTAGAATTGTGACAATTTGAAGAACTAATAGCATAATGTGTATTACCACATTCTTTACAGTCATTCAAATTACTACAATTTTTCAAATTACTTGAATTATAACAATTAAATGAATCAATTGCATTGTGTGTATTGTAACAATCTTTACAATTACTCAATCTACTACACTTGAAACATCTTTGACAACTCTTGCATTGAGCACACTCTTTACAATCAATACACCCCAATTCACTTGATGGTCCTTGCACAACTATATTAAAATTACCAAATGTTTCCAAAGACACACCCGAGGAATTCATATTGGCACCATTACTAGATCCATTATTTATATTAGTATTTATATTAGTATTCATCCCAGTATTCATATTAGTACCACTATTGGATCCAGTATTCATATTACCATTAGTAACAAGTGTTATATTACTGGCGGTATTGGGTTTATTTGTTGGACAACAAGGTACATTAGGAGTACAACATGGTGATGGATGACAACAATTTTGTGAAGATACTACTTGCTGAGATGACATTTGTTGAGATGACATTTGTTGAGATGTCATTTGTTGAGATGTCATTTGTTGAGATGTCATTTGTTGAGATGTCATTTGTTGGGGATTTAATCTGCAACTGTAACAGTATTTCTTACTTTGTTCTGCAAAATTGGAGCAATTGTTGGATTGACAATTGTGCTCAAAACAATACAAATATGTTTTACATTTGGAAATATCAGAATCTGGTTGTTCTTTTACTCTCAAAAAACAATTTACAAATCTACACGTGTGAGCATCACAAAATCTACTTCCTTCTACAGTATTATACCCACAATTACGAAATTGACATGAAGGATGTTCTCTATGATAGTGACAATAATGTCTATGTCTGCTATATTGACATCCTGGAATATCACATCTGCGACTTAAAAGATTACCCATATAAAATCTTACTAATATATATTGAGAAAAAAATACGAAAAATGTTATAAAAATTTATTTAAGTTGATTCAACATCATTTGATGAACCCGATTATAATTCTCAAACGCCATTTGATCCCTTTCACGCACCCGTCTCTGACGATACTCTTCTCTCTCCATTTCCTGACGTCTTTTTAATTCCTCCGCCTCCATTTCTTCCCTAGACATCTCATAACTTATATTAGCTCTAGCTCTTTCATATTCATCTATATTACGATACGATTTTCTAGCATTGGCGGTTTTAATATTAATAAGATCTTGGTTAGAATATGCTTGTTTGAGATCAGAATAACCTAGACTTCTTGAGTTAGGATCGGCTTTTGAAAAGTTATTTGGAGTTTCTCCACCTAATTCAGCAAATGAAGTTTTACTTCTATATGATACTAGAGCATCTGGTTCATCTCGACGCATTATTTGTTGATTAGAACCATCATCATTTTCAGCCTTCCAGTTATCAAATGTTGAATTAAAGACGTCTAAATTAAATTTACTTGAAAAAACCTTGGGAGGTTCTTTAACACTTGACTCATTCTTTAACCATGATTCATATCCAGAATCATTTGGATCATCCAATCTATTTTCTTCAAAAATTTGATTAAAGACTCTAACATTAAAATTTTCATTATTGATTTTAACATTTTGTTTATTTTGACTAGTTTGTTGAGTCATATAATCTCTTGATTGATTCCTCAGATCAAGAAACTGTTTATCCTGTTCCTGTTTTTTTAATTCCTCCAATAAAGAAAAATACGATTTAGTTACTTCCGAAAATAAAGCATCATTTCCTCCACGATCCGGATGCGTCGCCAAAGCCTTCGTCTTATATGCTTTTTTTAATTGTTCTAGTGTAAAATTACGATTTAACCCTAATACTTTATATGGATCTGATGTAGTTTTAAAAGAATTTAAATTATTTTGATAATCAGCTTTACGCCTATTTTGTTGATCCTCAAAGGCTTTTCTTCTTTCTTTTTCTTCTTTTTCAAATTGTAATCTAGCCCTTTCCTCTTCTATCTGATATTTACTAGATAATGCTGTTGTAGACACATGCGGTGCAATAGATATTGATTGTTTAATATTATGGATATTATTGATATTATTATTAGAAGATTGAATAAATGGATTCATTTGATCTGATACTTTTTTGGCATTTATTTCAAGATATTCATCTATTTTGTGTGATTGCTCTGGCGTCAGTTGTGTTCCATATTCTTTAAGAATCAACTCAATAATTTGGACACCAAATGAAGGATTATTGGCCATTTCGTGCCTTAATTCGGGACTTGATAAAAGACTATTCATACGATTATTAGGTCCTGGAAAGTGTTGATAGGTATTTTGCTGCATTTCTTTCATTTTAAGTTCTTGAATTTTCAGTTGATTTAAATAGATTTGCTTTTGGAGTTGGTTGAGATCAACACTTTGACGTTGCTGTTGTCTTAGTTGATTTTGTAGTGTTTGAAACTGTTTTTGAAAATCACGTGAAGGTGTTTGAGATTGTTGATTACCCATGTCCCCTTTTTACTTTAACCTCTGTTATTATTTTTTTAACCTCAAACGAAATAAATTAATTTAATTCTCTAATATAAAACTAAAACTAGAATTAAAACTAGAATATATGCAATCAAGTCATTTTGAATCTTTTACACCAACAACACCTTATTTAACATCATTTGAAGAAATTAAAAGAGAAAACCAAGATTTTAAAGCTATGGATTATTATTTTAAACGCCATCCATTTACATATTCATTTTTAAATCAATCAGATAAAGAATTAAATGATCTTAGAAAATTAAGAAAAGAATGCAATAGACCTTTCCAATTTCGTCCACGCGCCAGAATGAATTTCCATGAACTTGATCAAATAAATTATTTACGCCAAATGAACCCAGAACACAAACAAATAATGCAAAAACAAGCTCAACATAAATATCAATTGGTTAAAGATTATCATAAATTTCCATATGAATTTCACCAAAAACAAGATCAACTATATTCAGAAGAACTGAAAATGAAAACAGAACAACTTAAACCTTATTCCAAATAATCCTATATTTTCCTTTTTCTAAATCTATTATTTTAATTAAATCTGGAAATTTTTTCTGAAATTGTAAAATTCCTTTTTGTTTTCCCTGATTTTGATAAGTGTTATCTAGACCACCTTTGCCAGTTCCAGATCGCGGCGCCGTAAAAATAAAATGATTTAATTTTACATTTTGGAAACCATTTTTAATCAATCTGACACTGAAATCTGTATCCTCTAACGTAATCATATCAATATCATATTTTACTTTTTTATTAAGTCTTTCTAAATTTAGATATTGAATCATACCTATATCAGTATTAAAAGTATATGATGATTTTGGGATTGCAAATGTAGAATATTTGAAACCTACTTGTACTATAGATTGATTTGTGTTTTCTAATTTGGAAATTTCTTTTTCTGCTTCTTGTAAAAAATATTTTAAGGACACTTCTTTATTTCCTCCAGTTGACCACGTGAAAAATCTTTTTAAATCATCATCAGACATCCAAATTTTTTTTTCATTTTGTTTATCAGCATGTTCAAGTATAATCTGTCTTATTTTAGATATTCCATACACATTTTTAGGTAATACTATAATATTATTTAAAGTGTGATACTGCGAATATTCTTCAACTTGGTCATGAGCTAAAACTATATAATAAGTCATTTTGAGATTTTTTAATTGCAAAAGAAATTCAGAATTTGATCTTCTGATACTTGGTACGTAGATTGGATACATTTATTTTAATATTTATTTTTTTATTTTTTGAATATTTTTTTGGCGTGCTTTAGGTAAATTTAGATAAAAAAAATTGATTTGGAAAACATTATATATATTAGTGTCTGATATTGAAGTGTGAGGTAAAGTGTGATGTGGCCCGCAAGAAACCTTCACGGAAAGTGGAATGGGATTCCATGATGTATCAGATGGTGTGTGTGAAAGCACGGTCATTTAAGATCGATATGTTGGATTTTAACCAACTCCTGTAAAATTACACAGGATCGCTTAATAACACATCAAAGTAATAAAAAAATAATATAATTTAACAATTGAAAAGGGACAATTGTTGTTGTGGCCGTTGGACCATGGTATTAGGTCGCCTTCCAGAGACTCGGTTCGATTCCGGGACGGTTGGATATTCCAAAAATATCCAAACACAATAACAGTCACCTTTTCCCTTTTTTTTATTTTAGCCTCGATACTTATAAAAAAAAATTGAATCGTGTTTGACTAATGTGAGAGTATTAAAACTTCTCATCGTATAATTTGGAAATACAGTCTTTCGGTTTAAAATATACACAACAAGTATATTTTAATGAGGATCAAAACTCAACCATAAATCTTTTAAGATTGATACTGGTTCGAATCCAGTTGAGAAGATAATTCTCCAATGGTGTAAATGGAAACATAGTCGTACCCACAATACGGCAGATGGGTGGTTTAATTCCCCCTTGGAGAATATTCATTTAATTTATAAGTAATAACTTTCTCTTTGTAGTTAAAATTGGAAATACATTCACAGTTTCAAACCTGGCTTTGGATACTACAAAAGTAGTTTCCGTTAATCGTTAATTATTAATCATTGATCATTATTGCAATGTTTATCATTATTATCATTATCGTAATGAATAATTATCGCAATGATGATCATAATAATTTTTATGATTACAAAACAAAAAGCCTAACAGCTGAAGTGAAAAATGTTGGTTCGAATCCAACCAAAGAGGCATTCACCAATGGTGTAAATGGAAACATAGTCGTACCCACAATACGGCAGATGGGTGGTTTAATTCCCCCTTGGTGAATACTTATTATTCTCTTTGTAGTTATAAATTGGAAATACATTTCACATTTGGCGGAGTATTACTAACGTAGTATCTCTATTAATCGGGATGATAAACTGATTATTCAAAAAAAAGCCTTTGCAACATTCGTGAAAAATGTTGGTTCGAATCCAACCAAAGAGACATCAGTCAATAGTGTAACTGGAAACATTCTAGAGCTTCATTCTAGAGATGGGTGGTTCAATTCCCCCTTGACTGATACTTTTAGCTTCTCTTTGTAGTTATAAAGTGGAAATACGTTCATTACTGGCTGGAGTATTACTAACGTAGTATATCTATTAATCGGGATGATAAACCGATTATTCAAAAAAAAGCCTTCGAGTCAATTATGAAAAATGTTGGTTCGAATCCAACCAAAGAGATATTCCCCGTATGGTGTAATTGGTAACACACAAACTTACTAGGTCTGAGATTATGGTTCGAATCCATAGAGGGGTTTAATATTTTAATTAATTAATTTTTTACCTATAGGCTTATATGAATTTAGATATATTTCTAGTAATAATTTTAATCGGGAAGCCAAATTGAAAATAAAAATTGAATTTTTTTTTATTGATTACAATTAATATACCAATGATCAATACAAGTAAACCGTTACTTTTAATAGATTTGGGTTTTGCATTGTTTTACAGATATTCCGCGACACAAACGTGGTATAAACATTCACACCCAGATGAAAAAGATAAATTAACAAAAACCTATAAGTGGCCTGAAAATCAAGAATTTATGGATAAAATGTCAGAATTATTTCCTAAAGAAATTAAAGAATTAGCTAAAAAACTTAAAATACCATTATGTAATGTTATTATTGCTGAAGATTGTCGTTTGATGAATAATTGGAGAATAAATGTTTATCCAGAATACAAATCTCATCGTGCTGAATCAAGAGAAAAAACTGGATGGTGTGGTGCTCCCGCTTTTTGTCATCTCCTAAGTACAGTTTTACCAGCTTTAATTGAATCTACTGATATTAAACTATTATCTCATCAAAATGCTGAATCAGATGACATTATTTCACAAATTATTATAAAAAATAGGAAAGATACAAATGGAATTAAAAAATTCTATATTGTTGCGTCTGATATGGATTATTTTCAATTATTGAATGGTGATACTGAATTGATTAATATGAAAGGTGTTAGTCAATCTGAAAAAATGAAATATAAACCAGAGGAACATTTATTAGAAAAGATATTAAATGGTGATAAATCTGATAATATTCCCGCATGTAGTTTTAATGCTGATTGGGTTCATATTTTAGTTCCCCTAAAATCAAAAGTTAAACGAAATCAAAACGATGGTGAACCCAAATATATTAAATGCGATAGTAAAATATTAAATTATTATAGATCTAATCCTAAACAATTATTATTAGATATTAATTATGTTAAACAAAATGGGCATGAATATATCTTAAATTTTGAAAGAAATAAAACTTTAATTGATTTTCGCGAAATCCCAAATAATATTAGTAATGAAATATGGAAATTATACAAAGATATTCTAAATACTGAAAATTTACATACTGAAAATTCACACAAAGATGTTAATTCAAAATGAAATGTAGAATTATTTCAATATCTTAATACACCCTATATCCTTATAAATTATAAAAAAATATATTTTTTTTATTAATATGATTCTTAATGGTTCTTATAGGATGTATGTATAATATAGTATTTATACCTTGTACTTGAGTGGCAATTGACTTGCCTCAAACAAATACGAAGACTCGCCGGGATGAATTTCCAGTGCATTGACACTCTGATCTGCTGAAAGTGCGATCAACATCTCAAGAGACGCTTCGTTCATGAAGAAGTTGCGCCACCGGGTTGAAATGCGTGTCACAAGCTGTCCACTGGTGTCTGTCACTTGTTGTCTTGAGGTGAAATGGGCTTTGAGATTTTCAAGAGGAACCGCAATAATTTGATTGAGTTCCTTCATATCCGCTGGAATCTCCAAGTCTGATTTTTGGCTCCGGCTCTTGATTGCATTGTTGGCAAGTTTGAGGTCAAATCCAACCATCCGAAGGACGTAGACAAAGTAGCAAACTAAGTCTTTGCCCTTTCCCTTTCTGTACCACAGAACTCGCGGAAACATAGGAACAGATGAAAAATCCAAGACACCAGTCAGCCCAATTTCTTCACAGAATTCCCGGGCGGCATTCTGTTTGGTAGACTCACTGAAAAGTGGTTCCCCTTTTTTTGGGTTTGGGTTTTTTTTGCGACCACCTCCAGGGATCTCGTGACCATTGATGTGTCCTCTCATCTCTCTTCCGAGGATAACAACTGGTTTGGGTTTTTTAGCATTGTCCTCTTCAGCGACCTCTGTGACCGCGCACACAACAGCACCAATCGCGCATTCCTCAGCCTCCAAGAAACATTCGACTGAACAAAAAGAGGGGTTCTTTTGCTGCTGCTGCTGTGTTCGAATGATCGTCAAGCATGTCTGGCACAAGAACGAATTGTAACCCGGACCAGTTGACAACATATTTCCGATCATCTCTTTTGCGTTCGAATGAAAAGCTTGATCGAATGGACATTTTTCCGTCGGACGCGAAAAAGTTTCATCGAAATTCTTTCGTGTCATGTCACCTGGATTCTTCCGCGGCCGACCACGACCGCGCGGTGAAGCAAACCCTTCATCTTGTGCCACCGAAGACGCTTCAGTGCCATGTGTTTCAGCAGCGGCATCATCTTGCGCCACCGAAGCCGCTTCAGTGCCATGTGCTTTAGCCGCTTCAATGTCAGCGGAGAGTGCCGCCGAAGCTGCACCAATGCCGGTGTCTTCGTCAACAGGCTCAACATCTGTATCTGTTTCTGTTTCTTCCGAGAGTGATCCATATCTGTTTGAACATGAACCGCGACCCTTTTGGAGTGAACCATGACCCTTTTGGAGTGATCCACTACCCTTTTGGTGTGAACCATGACCCTTTTGGTGTGAACCGCGACCCTTTTGGAGTGAACCACTCTCTTTTTTCGCTTTCGCATTGAGTTGTTGTTGTGATGCAAGATCACGATCGGTATCATTTGAACCCGTGGGATTCATAATAATTAATCATTGTTGATTAGAAATTTCAATTTTGTGACATACGTTATACCAAAAGTGATAAAATGAATACATATAAAAAATTTATTTAATATTTTTGATATAATTCTAAATGTTAAGTTAATTGATACTATTTTCATTACATAATATCATGACTTGTGGTTATATATTTGCGAACAATCGCAGGAAAGTTACGTTGATTTTTCGCAAAGGAGATCATCATATCTTGGTTTGGGATAGACATGATAAAGTTGAACCATTGTGAGGAAATATTCCTGACAGAATTTCCAGAAGCGTCAATGAGATCATGTTCCCCCTTAGATGATGAATGTATCTTTAAATTCTTTAATGGAATCTGAATGTATTCAACACTTCTCTTGAGATAAATTGGTATCAATTTGTCATCTCTTCGGATTTGAGCAGCAAAATTTGCATCTTGACAATTAAAGCCAGTGATGTTGATCACATAGACAAATACACATTCATCGCAATTTCTCCAAAAAATACGTAGAGTTCGTGTAATATCACCTTTTTCAAGAAGAACTCCAAACACTTGAGATAATTCACGAATTCCGGTTTCAAAAGGATCATCGCAACTATGTTTTCCACCTGGAAACTCAAGCAAAATAATATTTTCATCATGCGTTACATAATTTTTATCCCGCGCCATGTACATACATGGGACAGTTTCAGGATTCATTCCAAGAGGAACCACATTGACTGACACAACAGATTTGAAAGCTTTTGAGCTACATCTATCTGAGCAAAAATACATCCTGCTGAGCTTGCCATGAATATGATATCCACACGTCTGGCACACTGATGGTTTTATTTCATCAGATTTTTTTAAAAATTCCAAGAAGTACCCTCGATCACCATAAGGTCCCTGTTTAAAATAACTCTTCGTGAATGATGTCATGTTCTGCGCAAAGGGATTAAACTTTTCTTTCGATGAATATGATTCACGAAATCCACCTACATTATCACTCAAATATCTACTTGAATCTTGATCATCCTTAAACTTCTTTATATCCTTATTCATACCCGCACCATAATAAACATCATCACAAACATCATCACAAACACCATAATGATCATGATCGCCACCATAATGATCATGTTGATAATGTTTTATTTTATCAGATGCATAAGTTGAGTCTGTAGAACTCTTAAACCTCTTCGCACACTGATTATCATCATCATCATCATGACGACGTTTTCGCTCATTATGATAGTTGACATCATGATTATGTTCATCAAGGTTGTAAACCATTTGCGGTTGCAAAGGTTTTGCAAACAATATCCGTTGCGCAATTGGTACCCTCCTCTTATTTTTTTCACCAACTTGTTCCTTTTGATCAACTGATTCATTCTGATCAATTGTCATTGGTACGCCTGGAAATGATTCATGTGATTTAAATGAGTATGGTTTTTTAAAAATAAGTTGATGCATTTCGTTCGCAACAGTGTTAATAGCGATTTTAACACCTCCACGAATGTTATTTTTTCCGGAGATGTTGCATAGTTTAACGTTTTGTTCCTGCATACATTGAAGCAAATTCATAAGAGACTCTGATATTTCTATAAGTTTGGCAATCTTCATTTTATCATTCTCAGTTGTAAATAACTCTTTAAAGTTACTTGATCCATTTATGATATTAAATTTTCCAACGGCATATTCTTTTAGTTTTTCAATTTCTTGGTCAAATGTATCAAACAAAAGTTCACATCGAAATTTTTGTCCAGAAGCCTTTTCATCATTTGTGATATTGGCTGCCTTAGTAATGGTATTTATCAAAATGCTTGCCATATCTTTTAGATTATCATTATCACAATAGTCGTGAACGACTTCACGGAACTTTATGACAGCCTTAAAAAGAGATTCTCCAAGAACATCAATATTTATATCTTTTTGTTTGTGCATCTCTCGCTTTTTATCAAGATCACGCATCTCAAGTTCAAACATGTCTCGCAACCTTAGCTTTTCATTTTTTCGTTGTTGTTCCAGTTGTTGCTCCTGTTGTTGTTCCAGTTGTTGCTCCGGTTGTTCTTCCAGTTGTTGTTCCAGTTGTTGTTCCAGTTGTTCTTCCAGTTGTTGCTCCAGTTGTTGCTCCAGTTGTTTCTTAAGTTGTTCCTCAAGTTGTTCCTTAATTTGTTCCTCAAGTTGTTTCTTAAGTTGTTCATAATGTTGTTCATAATGTTGTTGATAATGTTGTTGATAATATTGTTGATAATATTGTTGATAATATTGTTGCAAAAGTTTTTGTTCCTGTTGTTGATCAAGTTGTTGATCCAGTTGTTGATCAAGTTGTTGATCAAGTTGTTGATCAAGTTGCTGATCAAGTTGTTGTTCTTGTTGTTGATTAAGTTGCTGATTAAGTTGTTGATCCAGTTGCTGATCAAGTTGTTGATCCAGTTGTTGATTAAGTTGTTGATCAAGTTGCTGTTCAAGTTGTGAGTATAGTTCTTCAGAAGAGAACTTATTAGCAGACATTGCATCCGCATCTTTTTCGTAATTTTGCATAACTTTTATAATGAATTATTATAGAATTTTAAACATTTCAATTTTATGAATAATTATTAATACCAAAAAGAGTGGTAAATAATTAATAACTTTCAAATGTTCTCATATCACTCTCATATAAAGAAACGCAAAAAAAAATGTTGATTATTATATTATTATATTTAATCTAAATCTAAATATTAAACATTTCAATTTTTGTGTTACGTTAATACAAAAAAGGACAAATGAGTTAAAAATATTAAAAGTTTTTCTTATAAAATAATTAAATGTCTGGGGAAAAAAAACCATCATTGATAAATCCATTTGAACTTTTAGGTTTTGATGTTAAAAAACCAAATATTAATTTGAAAGAACTAAAAAAAAACTATTATAACTTAGCATTAATGTGTCATCCTGATAAAGGAGGTGATAAACATGATATGATTATATTACAAACGGCGTATGAATATGTAAAAACTCAAATTGAGTTAAGTGAAGAAAAATCGCATGATTTTGAAGAAACTGTGAATGAATTTGAAACATTTATGAAGGATCAAACAAAAGATCCATTACCATTTAGTAAAGTTTATGAAGAAGCACATGTATGGCTTCAGGAATTTAATCAAAAATTTCAGGATAACATTCAACTTGAAAAAGAAAATGATAATGAATTTAAATATTTTTATGATCCTTTTCAAGATGGTTATGGATCATTTATGGATAAAAGTGAGTATATAAATGAAAATACAAGTAAAACCGAAATAAATGCTAAAAAATACACTCAAGATTTTAAAGAATTTAATAAACCAACTCAACATCAATTTGACTGGGAATTAACAGATGCTCGTGACTACAGTATATGTCCCAGTGTTATTGATAAAAATTCTTTTTATGAATTGAAAACTAAAACAATAGATGATTTTACGACTGTTGGTGGCATGTCTGATTATAGACTTGCCTTTACACCTGCCAATATTAAAGATACTAAAACTACTAAGATTGAAAAACCAAATGCGACAGAAGTAGAAAATAAATTAGAAAAACTTAAAAATGATAGATATCTCCTTGACTCTGAACTAGATGATAGAGTTATTGATCAATCTTTTATTATGCTAAAAGAAGAAGATATTGTTTCAATACCAATGGAATACATTAATAATAATAATAATAATGGATCTAAATATAAAAAAAGAAAATGGTTTTAATTGAGAAATTTAATTACCAACAACTTTAAAGACATTATGTCCTTTGTTATCAGTTCCTTTTCTCATTTTAATAGTGCGATTTTTAGTCTTTTTGGTTAAATCGACAGGATTGTTTATTACAACTGGTCCTCTACAATCGGGATGAACGCAATAAGCTTCATTGGGCTTGAGTTTGCGGGTCATTTTTTTGGTTGATCTACGTTTGCTACCACCACCGCTTTTTGTCTTTTTGACACGTTTAGTTTGTTTTGCCATTAACTATAATTTATTAAAAGAAAAAATTTTTACGCAATCCTTATAAAATATAAGATCACAAAATTATTTAAATTAATATTAACATGAATAGTACTGTCTTAGAAAATATTAAAAATCTTAATAAATGTCGTCAAAATTTAAAAAATGGTGAATATGGTTTAATTTCTGAATCTCAATTTGAAGAGAGAATGAAAAAAAGATTTCAGGAATTTTATGATCGTTACCCTAAAATTTTTGAAAAAGCTGTCAAAGGATTCTTTGAAGATCCAGATGAAATTAACAGATTAAAATTAGCTATTAATACACAAAACGATATTTCCAGTGGCAAAATTGCCGAAAAAGAAGGTGGAGTCATTTTTGGTCAAAACCTAGTTGACACTTATGTTAAACCACAACTTAAAGATAATCCATCTAATCCACCTAGTAACACTCCAAATATATCTTACAGTTCTAGTACTTCTTCAGATAAACCAAGTAATGTTCAAAATTCTTCGAATGATTCTTTAAATGTTTCAAGCAATGTCTCTGAAAAGATTAATGATAATATTAATAATGAATCTGAAAATGAATCTGATTCTGATTCCGATAATGAAAACGATAAAGATCATTTTAATGGGTTATTAAATGATATTGTGATGACCAAATATGAATTATGTGCTGGAGATTTAAAGAAAAAAGTTAAAATAGATTCTGATGATGAATCTGAAGATGAATCTAGTTAATCATTAAAACTAATTATATTTTCATAATGAGTATCTAAATGAGTATCTAGATACGTATCTAGATATGTGTCTTGGTATCCGACAAAATTTTCAAAGTATTGATCTAATCCGTTTAAATAATTTAAATAAGTTTTTGAGGGTTTATAATTTGAATCATTTTTAATTTTTAATCGATGAAGATATTTTTGATAAAAATAACTTTCCAAATTGACTGACAGATGATAATATTGACACCATTCAGTCGCTTTTTTTACTTGAAAATCTAATATCATCTCCATTTGTTTCCAATCAGGTTTATTTTTTATAATATTCAATGTATAATCTACATATGCAATTTGTTGTTTATAGCTTGCTGAATTATATAATCCAAGTAAATCCATAAAAAATTGAGGTGGATGATCAAAAATAGATTTTATTACTAAACCTTTATTATTTATTTCATCCCACTGATCTAAAAGATTTTCCATTTGTTTTAAATAATAATTTTCACTATTTTTATTTGGAAATCCCTTATAACCAATCGCAACCAGATATTTTTCAGAATTTGCCGGACGACTAGTCTGTGGTTTAACTAAATTAACTTCTTCATATAAACATGATACAAAATATAATAACTCAGCAGAAACGTATGTATATGTATCAAAAAATTTACATATTAAACTTCCACCCATTTTTTGAGATCTAATACCTGTTATCAATTGCGCAATTATTAACCTATGTGCCAATTGTTCTTGTTGATTAAAATCCACAGAAAAATCAAAACCACCATCCGCTGTTACTAACTCAGCACCATTTGAATTTAAATTATCATTATTATTATTATTAATATTATTATTCATGACTTTATCAGAAAAAGATCTAATATTTTGTACTTTATACAAATCACCTGTCTGATCTATACCATAATCTATTTCAATATTTTTGCGATATTGTTTTATTATTCCACTCGCTTTATTCCACCCTGGAATCTCTTTACTATATGGATTTAGTGTAATACCATAATAATGATCTTGAAGCGGATAAATCTTAATTATTCTTTGCCTAAAGAAAAGAACAGCTTCTAAAAAACCACCTGGTCCTTCTGCTAAATGTGCCGTTGTTATAGGTGACCTATCTCTTATTAAATCAAAATGATTTATTAATTCCCATAATTTAAAGAAAGATCTTGATAAAGGATCATACCTGGAAATACTTTCTGATTTTATTTTACGATTTGGAATATGAATTAATTCATATGGATTAGTTAATTTTTTAGCTTTATCCCATTCTTTCGTTGAATGTTGTTGATTAATCATATTTTTCTTTTGATTCAGAGCATCTCTTTCATCAGTTCTAAAAAAAATTCCTTCTAAATCCTTTTCTAGTTGCGTTTGAGGATGAAATTTAGATAACTTATAATTAAAGGTATTTTTCGAATCCCTTAATTTAATTTGGATTGAAGGTCTCAGCATGGATTAAATTATTAGAAAAATCTTATGTTAATAATTTTGATTTTAACCTGAATTAGCTTGAACATTTACATTAAAAAATTGAATTACTACACAATAATATATTATAATATCAATTTATGTCTTCTTTAGCCAAGCCATCAGTCAAAGAAATTTTGGCTGACCCTTCCAAATATTATGAATTGGGGTTGATCTCTATTGCCGGATGGACCTTTTCCTTCCGTGATCAATCCAAAGGAACTCTAGGATTTTTAACCTTAACAGATGGATCAACAATCAAAAACCTTCAAGTTGTTCTAAAACCTACTGAACTTGATTCAGATGAAAAATGTCAAGCTATGAAGGCCGATTGGAACTACATTTCTCGCGGAGTTGGTGTTGAAATCGTCGGAAAACTCATCAAAAGCCTAGGAACCGGTCAAGTTTGCGAATTAGTCGCTGAAACCATTAAAGTATATCCTCATCGCAAATATTTTCCAGTTAGTAAGCCAAACCTTCCTCTAGAATTTCTTCGAGAGCATCCTCATCTACGACACCGGACTCCTCTTGGATTATCTGTTTTTAAAATACGTCATCATGCACAAATGAGCTTGCACAGGTTCTTTCATTCACTTGGGTTTTATCATGTTGCGACACCTATCTTGACCTCAAACGATTGCGAGGGTGCCGGTGAAACATTCATTGTTAAAACTAGTAAAGAACTATCCGATACTTCATCTGGAGATCCTGATGCCAAAAAGGGGTTCTTCGGTGAGGAAGCATTTTTGACTGTTTCTGGACAATTGCATGGAGAAGCTTTAGCAATGGGTTTGAAGAAAATTTACACATTTGGTCCAACCTTTCGCGCCGAAGAATCTAACACTTCCAGGCATTTAGCCGAATTCTGGATGTTGGAACCTGAAGTTGCTTTTATTAAATATGAAGAACTACGACAATTAGCTGTTGATATGTTTCAAACCGGTTTGAAGGATCTTCTACGTGAATGTCGTGATGAATTGGAGTTTTGTGAGGATATTCATGCACCTGGTTTGATTGCGAAATTGGAACAAGTTTCAACTTCTCAAGTGCCTCATATTACTTACACCGAAGCTATTGAAATTCTTAAAAAGGCTCTCGCTGAACATAAAGCCTTCGTGATTAAGTCTGGTATGAATGAAAAGGAAATTAAGAAACGATCTAGCAAGGCATGGCCATTTGGTCAAGAGATTGTATGGGGTATTGATATGGGTAGCCGTGAAGAGCGTTATTTGTGTGAGGAACACTTTAAATCCCCTGTTATCATTTACGATTATCCAGCTAGTTTCAAATCCTTTTACATGAAATCTAACAAAGATGAAAAGGATACTGTTCAAGCCTTCGATTTTCTAGTACCTGGTGTCGGAGAATTGATGGGTGGTTCTATGCGTGAAGATCATCTTGAGTCACTTATTGCACGATCAACCCAAAAGGGAGTTAAAATGGAAAGCCTTCAATGGTATTTTGATCTCAGAGAACACAGTTCTGTTCCACATGGAGGGTACGGACTTGGATTCGAAAGATTTCTTCTTTATGCCACTGGATTAAGCAACATTAGGGATGTCATTCCATTCCCGAGAACACCTGGTTCTATCAAGATGTAAATAATGTATTAAATATATTACATATATCCATTAAAAAAATAATTTTTTTTACGTTTGGAATATTTTTTTTCTTGCTTTAATAATAATAAACTTTATAATATGGGGACTCAAACACATACTAGAAGTAATAATAAAGGTAGAAAAGTTTCTCAGAAAAAAAAACTGTTAACTGGTGGTAGTGATGGTTATACTGACCCAGAACCTAGTACATCACAAGAAGAATTAAATAAATCTGGTGAATATGAAATCACACAATCTGGTGGTGCTTATGCTAATATTACGAAATATAAATATCGCAACTCAACTCATCCTCACTATATTACACCGTTAAGTATGATGATTACGTTCAAGGCAGGTGAAAATCTTGATACAATCAAGGGTGGTAACGATCGAATGTTTTTTATAAATGGATCTCGTATGAATGATGGGAACCAACTGAACACAGCGTATATCAATACTAATCCTAAAGGTTTAAGTATAAGAAGTATTTATGACATGCTTGCAAATTTACCAATACATACCAAAGATGGATTCGCGATAACCGGTACAAATAATCGTGATGATTTATCAGCATGTTTAATGACAGATTTGATATCACCTGAAATTCTCGATAAAGTTGATAATATTTATTTAGCGAATCAGGCAAACAATGATTATGAAAATGCTGATTATGAGACTAATACTACCGCACAACTTGATCAAGAAAACAGATATAATGTTATTATATTACCATTCACAGTTCTTAAACAAAATGCACGACAAGCAGCCCCAGCCCCAGCCCCAGCCCCAGCCCCAGCACTACCCAATATTGTAGAAAATAAAGTGTGTGTATATCTATTGTCACATTATATTGGTGCCGGCACTATTAGTATGCATAATTTAATTAATAATAACGCTGGCGCACATAATATTGAGGATGGTAAATTTTTTCACACTGATCCAACAAATGCCTCGCCAACCCCCCATATAGCATGGCGTCCTTTCTTTTGCAATTATAATCACCACACTAGAATATTAAACGGATTTATTAATCAAGAAGATCCAGCCGCACCTGCTCCTATTAATGGCACTCCAGGTGCGTGCTCGGGTATTATTCGAACTCGCAAGTGTGATGAAACAATTCCAGTAGCTAAAAATATACTTTATCATATTTTAGAATCAACTTGTAACCCTAATAAAAAAACAAACGATGGCAATAGTATTCCATCCTATGTTGCGGCTGCTGTAGCAGATGCAACTGTAAGAGCTGCTATAACAGCTGCTGGAACATATAAACAAAAGTGTAATGCTATATCAGATATTGTAAAAAACGCGAATCTTGATACTACTATTAATGCTAATACTTTTATTGATAAAATTAAAAAAGTTGCAGGTGCAGGTGAGAGAAACACTAACACTGCCCCTCGTAACCCACCATACGGAAGAGCCATATCAATTGAAACTTATACAATTCCAAATTGTGGAGTTTATAACAATTTAAACTCAAGTGAAGGAACAGCACCTAATCCAGCTGGCAATACATCAAAACTATTTCCTCAAAACAAGAAAGTAATGGTGATATCTTTTATGGTTGATGTTGATCCAACAAATTTAGCCAGTGAATTCCCCATTGTAGAGTATGCCGCTGCAGGCGAATATTTATTTAATGAAGCGCAAAATCGTCCTCTTGATGGGCAAATCGCATGGGTACCAATTGCTGAAATTGTTTCACCTGTAGCCACACCTGGACACACAACATGCGTAAAGTTAAACTCTTCAACTGGCGCAAATCATCCACATCATAATGATGGTGGTGGTGGTGGTGCTGCTGGTGCTCATGTATGTACACCGCACACCGCTAACGCTACTCCATTAGGCAATACTCAATCTTGTCAAAATATGGAAACCCCATATGAGTGGTTCTTGCATTTAGTTAATTCGGATGCCCCTGGTGCGGCAGCGGCAAATGGACAAAAATTACCAAAAATTCTTAAAGATACTGATGGCTTTAAAATTCATTTGACAGCTCCAGCTGCTGCCGACGCTAATACGGGTCACGCCACACCATAAAAAAAGTATAATACTTTAATATAAATTTTAATATAAAATCAAATCTTCAATATAAATTTCTAGGTTGGTACTTTGGATCCGATATAAATATCAGCGCCTCTATTTTGATTACGTTTTTGTTCTTCATGTGTTAACTTCTTTTTATTTAATTCATTTCTAATTTCATCATCATCTATTGGTGGTAAAACAGGACCACATTCCCAATAAAATTTTCTAAATATTGGATCAAATTCATATTTTTCTGGATAAAAATGAGCCAGTGGTGAATGGCTTGTCATTAAACTTTGTGCATTTGCAGGTAATAAATGTTTACTTTGAGGTGGTAAAACAATCATCAATTGTTCAAAAGGTTTATATGGTTTATCCTTCACAAATTTTAGACTTCTTCTTTTATCTGGGGTACTTACAAATTTATGTAAATCATAAATACTCGGTGCATGATGATGAGGATAAGACCAACTCCATGATATACACCCTTGATAATAATATGTTAATACCCATACTAATCCTTGCAAATATTGATAACATGTTTCATCAATATTTACAGTTGTTGGTTCATTTTTAGTAGTTTCTTTATAATATCGACGAGTCCATTGATGATCTTTATTTTTAACATCAATTCTCGCTTCCGCACTATTTGATGAATTTCTTTGATAAATTGGATACGCTTCAAGAATAGATTTCTTTCTTTCTTCATCATTATGAGTAATACCAATTTTAGGTCTCATACGACTTCTTTTTTCTTCTAGATCAATCATCAAACGATCTTCCATTAAACTTAATTTGTATAGAATTTTCTCGAAAAAAGGGAAATTAATTTGGCAATTGTCAATATCAATCAGATTTTGAAATTCCAATGTCTCTTGATAAGATGATTTATTCATTTTCCAAGCACCTTCCGACATTTCTGTTCCAGTTTTAATACCATCACCACTAAAAGCACTACTATCTCTACTCCATCCATATTTTTTAATCTTTTTAGTCATATTTGTAAATACTTGACAATATACATCCAGAAGCAAATCTAACCCACCCTCCTTAATATTTAATGGTGGCAATCTAGGAACAAAATCATTTCCCACCAAAAAACACAGGAATATATAATCATCTATCAACTTAATCTGATTTGCCATATCCATCTCATGTGGAATCAAATCTTTAATATCTGTCAAAATACTATATTTAAGAAAATCAATATCCAAATAACAGAATTTTACAGTTTCTGATTGAAAATCTTTGCCAAACTCAATACTTTCACGCAATAATTTAATTTGATTAACATGTGATAACATCGATAACATCATCAAATCCGCATCCAATCCATACACAACTATATTATGACCTTTCATAACATTCGCCGAATGTTCTCTGATATGATTCAAAATTTTATGTTCGCCTTCGCCTGGTTGATTCGAATCTGATAATATAAATGTTAAGGATTGTAATAGAGGATCATTACTTGTTGTTATATAATTACGAATTGCATCAGCCAATTTTTGCATAAAAATTGTTCCTGGTGTAATAGCATTAGTATCCCAATGTTCTTGATCTTGTTGATCATTATCGGATGCGGATGCATCATTACTTGTGTGACTATTACCGTATCCGGCTTCTTGGAGACATGTATTGATCCAGGTGACTTCTTTGTCCTTGATGCTTTTGAAACGACGATATCTTTGTTGCATCATTTTTGCTCTGGGAGCAACACCATCAATGGATAAATATACTAATCTCCTTGGATCAGCGTATGCGATTAATTTTAACATATAATCAATACAATCTTCTATCATATGTTTTTCTATGATATCTTTGCGATTGTGTTTATAATCAGTTGAGGATCTCTGACGACAACATGGATGAATTGCACAATTAAAATCTAGATATAATGAATCAATCATTTGAAGTTTTTCTTTTATGATAGTCGCTGGATATTTGCGAACATATTTTAAAAAGCACCCTGGTATTCCCATTTATTTTACGTTTTCTACTAAATTAATATATTAGTTCAGTCTTTAATTCAATTTTAACTGACCCAAATTGACTTAACAATACAGTTATATATATTATATATAATGTCATTAACTAGAGAATTCCGTAAGAATCCACAAAATGGACTTCAAACTTATAGTAAAATTATTTTACCCATTAGGGATTATTTAGAAACTAGAATTGCTGATTTGGGTCTAAAAGTTGATATCGATGAACTATTTCCTTTAGAAAATGCTTGGAAACACATTTGCACTGATACAATTGCTATGCTAACTCGTCGTAGAGCACGTATCAAGCGTAAGGAAGCATATGATGGTCATCTTAAGAGACCAATGACGGCATTTATGTTATATGGAAATTCAGTAAGAGCTAAAATTCTTGAAAAGAATCCTAAATTGAGTATGGTTGATGTTTCTAGGGAAATTGGTAAAGGATGGAATGAGTTGAGTGAAACTGATAAACTTGTTTTTATGGATCAATCTAAAAAAGATCGTGTAAGATTTGAAAATGAACGTAAAGTTGCATATGAAGAAGCTAAAGCAGCAGGGAAATTATATACTGATTCGAAACCAGTTAAAGCTTTAAGCTCTTTAGCATTTTACATGAAAGATGAACAAGTTAAAAGTACTTTAAAACCAATATATGAAGAAGCTAAAGCCAAAGATAATACTATTAATTGGATTGTTATCATGAGAGATGCATGGAGAAATTTAGATGAAAAAGAAAGAGCCAAGTATAAAAAACTTGCTGATGATGATCGTGCAAGATTTAATAAAGAACGTGAAGCTTATAATCTAAAATTTAAAAATTTCAAGAATGAAACTTTACCGGATCAAGTGGCTGATGAAGATGCTGATACAGAAGAATAAATAATTAAATATTTTATATTTTTTTTTTGATAATTTTGGTATGATAAAAAATCAAAATTAAAATGGGTTATTGATAATAAATGGATGTAATAAAATCTCAACTAAGTATTTTAAGATCATATGATAAACAAAAACAACCATATCAATCATTAGATGGTTTGTCAAATGGCATCAGAAAAACTAATAAAAGATCAGTATTAATGAAATTACCTGATGATTTCAGAGGTAGATCTATATTAGATCTTGGATGTAATACTGGTGCATTTTGTTTTGAAGCAAAAAAAAGGAATGCTGGTAGGGTTGTTGGTCTAGAATATTCTCTAAGACCTTTATTGATCGCTAGAGAAATTAATCTAAATAAAAACCTAAATATTCAATTTCAACAAATAAATCTGAATGATGGTATTATTAATTTAGCTATGCAACTAGGTAACTCAAAGTTTGATTATCTTTTTGCATTATCTATATGGAAACATGTATATGATAATATATTTTGGATGATTATTAGGGGATTTACTAAAAGAGCATGTTGGATTGAATTGAGTGCTGTTCATGATGGACGTCATTATGGGGAAGATCTTAAAAAATTTCTAAAAAATAATCATAATAATGTTGAGGAAATTCGGAAATTATTATTACAAAAATCTGGTGCCCAAGATGTTAAATTTTTATGTAACACAAATGATCAAGGTAAACGGGGATGTTATTTAATTATATATGATCTAGAAGATGAATTGTGTAGGAACATTATTGATAAAGAAAAATTGAATGAATGATTTATATTATGGCGATATGTACAAAAATAAGCGATGAAACAAACTGAGTTTGAGTTACCATTTAAATTCACAAAGGGTGAAAACTACAAAGGGAAAAACATTATAAGTTTTTCAAGTGCCGGTAGATATTTTACTCTAGGAACTGATGAAGTTAATCCAATTGTTATATCTGGACCTGTTAAAGAATTGTTAGATATATTAGTCAAATTAACTGACGAAAATGATCATATACTAACTGATAAAGACCATATTCAACAATTGCCATCAAGTTTCCCCCTCATTTGTCGTCTTATTCAAATTCAATTTCCAGATATTTTTGTTCATCTAGTGACCAATAAATATCCTGATAACACCTTCAAAACTAAAATAGTCATATCCGGTAGAACCAGATACAATCACGTAATAAATAATCAAATTATATCATATTATCCTTCCAATAAATCAATCATTATAAAGGATAGAGATATGTCTAATATTAATAATAATATTCACATACCACTGATATCACACAGTTATTGTCTCAACAATATGAAAAAATACACTGAAGATCACATTCAACACATTTTAAATATTGAAAAAGAAGTTCTCAAAAATGGAACAAAATGCATTCCAGACACACAACCAGCTTATCAAACTATATGTCAATGGATTAATAAATCTATTAAAAAAATTAATTCATCTAACCTACAACCCAATTTATTCACCTGTAATAACAATAAATCTAACAAAAACTTCATTAGACAAAAAAAATATACCAACAATTAAATTTGTTAAAATATTTTATTAAAATCTCTAAACGGTTTTTATTGTTTTTTCTTTCAACTAGAAACACTAGAAAGTTTTTAAAAAGTATTATTCTGGATCCATTACATCTAGAACATCTTAAAATTTTTACTTTTGTGCTCTAGAAAGTTTTTAAAAAGTATTATTCTAGATCCATTACATCTTTAAAATTTTACTTTTGTGCTCTAGAAAGTTTTTAAAAAGTATTATTCTAGATTCATTACACCTAGAACATCTTAAAATTTTTACTTTTGTGCTCTAGAAAGTTTTTAAAAAGTATTATTCTAGATCCATTACAACTAGAACATCTTAAAATTTTTACTTTGTTTAACTAGAAAGTTTTTAAAAAGTATTATTCCAGTTACTATTACAACTAGAACATCTTAAAATTTTTACTTTGTTTAACTAGAAAGTTTTAAAAAAGTATTATTCCAGTTACTATTACATCTAGAACATCTTTAAAATTTTACTTTTGTGCTCTAGAAAGTTTTTAAAAAGTATTATTCTAGATCCATTACATCTAGAACATCTTAAAATTTTTACTTTTGTGCTCTAGAAAGTTTTTAAAAAGTATTATTC